TCCCGAAGTAGTCAGGGAGCACTATACGCCCGTAGATCCGGAGAATCTTGAAGCGGGATACACCCTAGGACTCACCGGAGACCATGAGAAGTCTAAAGTAAGTGAGTTTAGAAGTCACAATATAAATCTCCAAAAACAGAACGCTGAACTAGCAGAATTCAAGAAGAAGTACGAAGGCGTCGACCTAGCCCAACACAAGAAAGCCCTTGATGCTCTCGCTAAGATTGAGAGCAGCGAAGAAGCAGCCCTGATTGCAGACGGTAAGCTTGACGAAGTGATGACAAAGCGCACTGAAGCTCTGCGCCATACTTTCACTGAGCAGTTGGAGGCCAAAAGTGATGCCTACACAAAACTTCAAGGCCAACACGCCGATCTGACAACTCAGCATTCTCGTATGTTGATCGGTAGCGAGGTTACAAAAAGCATTGCCGCAACAAAACTCCGTCCTCGTGGAACAGCACTGCAAGACATTTTGAATCGCACACTTGGCGTTTTCCAGATGAGAGACGGAAAGATGGTCGCCCTGAATGGGGATCAGCAACTGTTTGGCCCGTCGGGGAACCCTCTCACAATTGGGGAACACATTAGTGAAATGACCACGAGCTCAAGCCACTTGGAGATTGACCCAAGTGACACGGCTCTCGTCGGAAAACACCTCCCGGATATCGCCTCGGGAAAGATGAAGTTCTCAGCATCGCCTGAATAGTCATTAAAACCGCGCACCTCACCCACCCGAGCCCTCGCGTTTCCCGCCGCGAGGGCTTTTTTGTGTCTTATTAATGAAAAACCCTTATTAATGAATAGCACTGTTGACGAATAAGGATTCCGGGTATATAAAGGAATCAGAAGCGAGAACGAACTAATGAGTAACGAGAAAGAGTACAAGATCCGTAACATTCTTGGAATTGTCTTAAAAACTACTAAGGTTTCAGACATCGTAACGGATACGGATCAGCACAGTATTGAACAACTCCAAGGCGGAGAACATACATTAGGAACCGTTTATTTGCCAAGAGGAAATTCTTATAGAGTGCGAGTTGAGCGTTTGAAGTAGAATAGGATTCAATCATGAGCAAAGAACCCAGATACTGTTTCACTAGCTACCCAATCGGACCAGGAGAAAAGGAAAAGAAACTCAGGGTTATGAAAGATCGCTGGGGTCTGAAACTAGTGAAAGAGTTCCAGCCGGGTGAGAAACTGCATCCTAAAGACACTCCTGAAATAGGTGAAAACGGCGTCTATGTTGATGGCTGGATTCGTATGATGTTTGTAAGGGAGAACCCTGATGACTAAAGAAACGAAGATCAAAGTAGGGGACAGCGTTTACTATTTGAAAGCTCGCCCGCTTAGCAGATCCCCGCAGCCCATAGAAAACGTTATCGTGGAATTGAGAGTGGTGAAGGTTGGCCGCAAGTATTTCTACACAATGCCACTGGCTCCTGAGAGCTCTTGGAAATCAACAACTCAGTGGAGTTTGCAAACCCTGTGGGAAGTCAGAGATTGTGGAAGGCGGTTACATTGCTTCAGAACTCGTCAAGACTTGCAAGACAACCTGGATAGTGATCGCATCTACACACTATTGAGAGAAGGTTTCAGCCGCTATTCTTCAACCGGTAATCTCTCAATTGATCAACTCCGCCGCATCGAAGCAATCACGAAAGAATAGCAAATGGAAGAACTGATCAAACTAATGGTAGCGCTTCAGCCTGATGGGACGGGACATTTTGTTACTCTGAGTTGGGTACCAGCGACTCTCGTTTGTGGCCCTCAGGACTTTTTGAACGTTGAGGTGAGTAATGGTCAAGTTTGTAAAGTGGTTAAGGTGCACGTTTCACATTATGGTAGGACCGTTCCCGAAGCCGAACACAGCTTAGAGCGCGCGATGACGACGCTAAGAAAGTCGATTGAATAATGGCCAACTTCACTAAAAGCAAACCGCCCAACAAATGCCCTGATTCTGAAGAATCGAAACACGCGAAGTGTGAATTCGAGAAATCCGGGATCATCTGGACTGACACTTTTTACGAGGTCTTGCAATCCGCAGATGGGACAAAAGGCGTCTCTCTAGTCATGCCTTTTGAGTACCACTATTGTCCCGACTGTCATTGGAAAGCCGTGAGCTCAATCATCGGTGACAAGGAGGTGATGGTGTTCTCAGGCGTTGTTGATGACAAGAACGCTATCTCGCAAATGGTCGGCTATCTGAAGAATCTAGTTCGCCAGGACATGAAAAGAATCCTCGAGAGCGTATGATAGGGTAGCGATGATAGACAGAAAGCAAATAGCTCAACAGATTTACGACCAAACGATCAGAGGCGCTTTCACGTGGAAAGTGGAATCTGAGGTGATGGAGCACAAACGCAAGACACCTACAAGTGGTGTCCAGGTTTGGCTAGTCTCGTGATCTCAAACGTTGGCCGCTTAACTAGTTCAAGCCTGCTAACTGCTATCACGACGTCGATTGAAGCGACAAAGGACGGAATTCCAGACTGGATTGAGAACGCGGTATGGGGACAGAAAAATGGTGGATAAGAAACAAATAGCTCAACGGGTTTACGACCAAACGGTCAGTGGTGAGTACAAATGGCGAGTCAAAGATGTCACTACTTTGAACAGAGAGTCCAAAGTTGCGGCCTATACTTGCACCATTAGCCGTGTCAGCACTGTGACCTATTTGACGGTGCGCGATGAGCTTGTCATTAGTAACGGTGACGAACAGTTTATCGTGAAGGAAGTGATTGATCTCCTCCCTTCAGACATGGAGGACGAGATTTTACAATCTTTGAATGATACACCGCCAGCGTGGGTGGCCGAAGCACTGTGGCCTGATGGGCAAGGATCGTAGACATGAGCAAGACAGGTAACAGACAGTTTGTGAAGCTCGAGAGGCTGCGCCAGTGGGCCAACAAGGTCACGGCTATCGAGGTACCTTGGCAACCTGACACGGCAGCGTACCAGGCAGAAATACGGGCTGCGCACTACGTTCTAGATGTGTTACGTGGGCGTGATCCCACGTATCGCGCTGAAGATGGATCGCTGTTCAAAGCGGGAGATGAGTAAGAAATGCCTAATAACGAAAAAACAAGAATCCCTCTATTCACTGTCGATATTACCGGCGAGGATACTCTAGGCATTAAACTGCATGGTCCCATGGTCGCTCAACTGGAATCAGAAGGTGGAAAGATACCGCCTTCTGATTTGGCTTGCCTCCTTGTTCCTGTTGTGATGGCGTTGTCGGGCGGCGATAAGGACAACGCCAATAAGGCTCTGATGATCGCTGCTGCGGAAGGCTTAGGCGTAATGGTGTCAATGAGCGAGAACACGGATGACTAAGAAGAAACGGTTTTCAGCACATCAAATCCTACGTATTCAAGGGATTCTCGATAAGGTCATCGTCACTAGAACATCTCGTCAAATGTACCGCGTTCACGTGTATTTCTGTGGCGTATGTGGAGACATGATAGCTTCTCGAACTAGGAGAGAGGCTATTGCGATTGCGCTGCGGGTTGCCAAACATCTCAAAATCTTATGAAGATCCAAGAACTCACAATTGAGGCACGTGAATCGGAGCCCGATTCATTCTCAGCATGGAAGCCGGGAACGCCAGGCCTAGTGCTGATCCTTATTCACAACGGAGACGCGTTGCTGCTTGACTACTGTGGTAACGCGAACGATTTCGAAGCGTGCGAGGGCGATTTAAAGGGTCAATTGGAAGATGAGTATGAATGGAGCGATTGTGAAAAATTATTAGCCGATGGTCTCTGGATCATACCGTGTGAACCGGAATACACTCAAGACCGTTACGGCGAAGTGGATGGCGGGCTTGACTTTGGAACGCCGCGGCGACTCACTAAACAGGAATGGGCGTGGTTCAAAGAGTGCAACGAGGACCCTTGGCAAACAGGTGTGTGGCCTGAAGAGTGGAAGTCTGAGGAGCCTGTGATCAATGATTGCGGGAACTCCGAACAATTTGCAGGATGCAATCAAAAACACTTTGTTGGATTGTGCTTTGAACGGGTCGACGAGTGTTGGGATGGCAGCTAATGATCAATAAAATCAAAATCACAGTTGATATCGATTACGAGCAAACAAGAGCCCTTGAGGGCAGAGTGGAGATTGAAGTCAGTCGCGAAGATTTCAACAAAAACGGGGTTCTCAAGCCAAGTGTGGTCAAGGAAGCCGTTGCGCCTTGGGATGACTTCGGCTTTGATGAACACGTTTATAATGAGAGATGGAGCATTCATCCACAAGAGCCGGATGAGGGTTGGCCTGAAGGCTGGAAAGTGCGAGAGTAATGACTAAGGAACAAATCCAAAAACACGTTATCCAACAATTGGAGCTTGCGCAGACTTCACTAAACGCCGCTACTAGTTTTTTAATTGAACTTGGACCGACGGAACTTTTCAGCGCGGCGATGGTTCGCATAAACAGGGATCAAGTTCACTCACGAGCGGAGTTTTTTCGAAAGAGGTTCAAGGTCAATGACTAACGAAGAACTAGACAAAATCGAAGTCCGGGCGAATGCTGCTACTGAGGGGCCTTGGGAGTTTGAGGAAGGCTCTGGTTATGTCACAGCGAACAGCGAAACGATTTGTGCTTCTGCCCATTCAGAGGACGCAGACACGGCTTTCATCGCCCACGCCCGACAAGACATTCCGGCTTTGATAGCTCATGTGCGTTGGCTCGAGAAACACTTGCAAAAAGCCTTAAAGGCGGGAGTGTTGTTAGAAGAACGATCACAAAGGCTTATTAATGAAATCAAAAACCTCGGACTCTAAAGAAAGAGTCAACGCATTCTGCCTGCTTGAATGGTTCGCCGCTTTCGGTCAGTTTGATCAATGGCAGGACCTCGCCACAATTGACCAGTTCATTGATGAACTGGAGTTCAACTTTCTCAATGGGAAACTGAAGACCGGTCGCAGTTACTGGATCCACTTAAACGAAGAACTCCGCGCAACGATGTTGGCGGAGTTCTGGGAGACGCGGGCTGTGAAATCGGCCGAGTGGGTGCAGTCTCTTGTTAATGAGAGCGATTAGCAGGCGTATTTTCTTCGATGTGCGCTCTTGCGGCCGCTGGCGTTTTGAATAGGCGACGGATCACTTTTATACCGGTTTTAGTTTCGAAAATACCCCAATGACCCGAAACTTCGTCAATGGCGACGTAAACTTCATCTTTTGAGGCTTCCGCTTTTAGTCTCCTATCATTGTGATCGTAATTCTCGTTTCTCAGATTCACCTTAATCATTTTCTCTCTTCTCTTTTTCTCTCTTGACGCACGGTCAAAGTTCTCGCGAGGTATACCCAAGACGGCGCTCGCATAAAGTAATTTCCAGTCATCGCCGCGATAGTTCGGATCAGCCACTCCTGGACCTGGCTTTTTCTGGATAGGGGTTCTCGGTGTTTTGATGGTAGCGGGTGACAGTGTTTTAGGGATAACTGGCACACCATATCCGCTAATCAGCAGCCATAGAAGAGCGCTCATAATGAATATTCCAATGATCATTTTTCAATCCTTTGTTGCTTTGAAGTTAGCACCACACATTAGTGGAGTCGCCGATCTGGCTTGGAACGTAGTTGATGGACTCGGCAAGGTCGGGGTTCTGCCAACACATTACCGCGGTACAGTACGCTTTGACAGTGGCAACGAACTCATCATCGAACATCTCAAGCTCCGCCTGAAATTTCGCTCGGCCAATATCCTTGGCGCGCTTCAAAAATGCGATGGCGACGGTGGGTTTTTTGGGGGTGAGGATTTCGACAACGCTAAGCATGAATTGAAGATACTCTTATTAATGAATAACGCAACCTCTTTATTCATTAATAAGAGCGCGGCGGGCACTACTCATTAATAAGGTCTTGCGCTTCTTCATTAATAAGGATACAACTAACTCATGAACCGCGCCGACTCACTCTCCATCGTTTCTTTCTCTGCACAACTTGGCGACGCTGGCACTCCATGGCATGCACGCTACGCTGCTTATCGCCTTGCAGAGCTTACTAGTGACGATGAGTTGGCCAAAGCGGTTCGTACCGTAGCAGCAGGCATTACCCGCGATTTGAACCGATCAGGTAAGTACTCTTGGGAGCCTTGCACCACTAACCCCCGCATTCAAGCCACAGCGCTGCGGATTCTTATTGCGCAAAAAGCGGTCAAAGCTCCAAAGCACGTTGGAGCTTATCTCGCCGCTTAGTAATGAGTAGCGCAGGGAAGACATTCTCTAAAATGATTAAGTTCAAACAACACGATATTGGCACAATCAAGAATCATCCTGAGTTCGCGGGTCGGTTGGCCATTGTTGCCGCTTCAGCTAATAGTTATGGCGCGTGCTGGGTCTATTTGTTTGGGAAGCCTATCAATAATAAGCGCTACGTGTTGCGATTGGATCAAATGACTATGCATATTGAGAGGGGGAGCTAAAGGCGCCTAACTTATTAATGAATAGCGCTTGACCTTATTCATTAATAGTGAGAGTCTCTACTCACGAACAGCTCAATAACATCAGCCTCGCTCGAGAAGTCGCAGCGGGGCTCGGGCAATTGTGACACCCGAAAAAGTTGCTGAAATCATGAGCGGTTCAAAGTCTGAAGCAGAATGGAACCGAAATATTGACACCGTCAAAGCCGCATCTGGTGGCCAGTATCCAGACCACTGGTACGCTACGGTTATCCAAAGTGGACTAGCAGGACGGGTCTCAGCATCCTGGGGAGGTGATGCTGAAATTCATATCTCATAGACAAGCGACACCATCTAAGCCCCGCTCGGTCTCACCGCAGCGGGGTTTGGGCAATTGAGATGCTAAAAAATCCTGAAACCGATTCAAGAAGACCTACTGTAGAGCTGGATGGCGTTGACGGGAACGCTTATGCCGTCACAGGTGCTGTAATGACAGCTCTTAAAAATGCTGGGTACACTCTAAAGGAAGTAGACCAATATCGAGCTGAAGCAATGAGCGGGAGTTACGATGAACTCCTACAAATCTCGATGCGCTGGGCGGATTGCGAGTAGGTAATGGAAATGAAAGTATCATTGAGTAATGGCAAAACGGCGGAAGCTAAGTTGATCAAATCCGTCCCCATATGTCCGCATCTCGAGACGTGGCTAGTATGTGGAAAAGAGATTCAGTGTCGATCTGATAGGCGGATCCAGGAGATGGATAATCGTCACCCTTCACTAGTAACAAGAATCGATGGTGAACAGGTTTTCATCACTTTTCCGAGAGACCCAAAGCGCTACGCACCTCCCGTCTAGATTGAGATGGTTTAATCATGCTCGCTGAAGCCGCTATCGCATCCATTTTCATTTTGGCTATCGTGTATGGGAAAGTGCTCCGGAAAGCCTGTGTTCGCATAGACAGACTTGAAGCCGCTGTCGTTAAGGAATTCTGCGAAGAAGAGTCTCAGAAACCGCTAGAGCTGCCGGCAGGAGAACCCGTGAGTTCTCCGAAGCTGCCTGAAGAGCTTATGGTAGAGCGAGTAAGGGTGATCACAGGAGAGGCAAAAAAGGAGCGTGAGTTTCTCAAGGGCACGATTCCACAGGATGATTATATTGCTCTTAATTTAGATTCTGAGTTCATGTTCAAGCAACTAGGTCGAATAGACGTGAGACATTTCAGGTGTCTGAGATTAGCCATGAATTCAGTGAACAACGAAGTGTTGCGCAAGCATAAGCACATCATCCTGAGTTCTGACTCGCGTTCAATGCAGCAAGGGCTGATGTCCTTGTCTGACGATCAGTTTCGCACGCTTGGAGAGGCTTGGACTTTGGTTCATTACAAGCGCAACGGGATAAAAGTTTGAGGATCGTATGTTGAAACAGGTGAACTCATGAAATGGCACGAAGACAAAGATTTTGTAGATTGGGTTTGGGTCAAGTTGACGATTCTCGTCAAGGATCGCGAGATGATCGTCAAAGCAGATGACCTAGGATCTTGGGACGTTTACGGGGCCTGGTTTTATGAGGCGCATGAGGAGTGCCACCGCATGTACGCCGCATGGTGCGAAGCCGTGACGCGCTTGAGTGCCAGCACCCTCAAAGCACTCAAATCCACCCAGGAGCCCCGCTCCATGAGTGAAGCCCCGAGGGATGGGACCCCGGTGCGGTTGATAGGTCCTACTCATGTGGCCCGATACTATCGGGAGGACGAACCCTACCGCCTGGCCAAGCGTTGGTACGACAGGCATGGCGCTGTGATCAATGAACTCATTGTTGCTGGCTGGCTCCCAGTAGAGATGAAAGAGATGAAAAATGGAACCATTTAAAAGTTGTTTGCGAGGCGACGAAGTCGGCCACTTTGTAGATGGCCACATTGACCAAGAGACGAAGGAGTGGATCCGTCACGACGCGGATACGATCGAACATCTGAAGACTCTTTTATCGGACTCAAGGCGCGAATCGGTTGACCTTAATGGCATTATCACCACTGCTTCAAAGAAGTGGCTAACGGTTGCGCAAACACTAGAGGAGTATCGAGTCGCTACAGGCGAGGATGATGAGGGCTTAGATCGACTCGCTTTGCGAGGGAAGCTGAATATCGCTAACGAGCGAGTCGAGATACTCACGGCTGAGTGCTCAGGACTTAGGAGAGTGATAACTCCGTTGCAATCCTACTTGTTTCACGAATTCAATCGTCTCGTGTATGCTGAGAATGATGGTCACTCACCCGATCCGGTTACGTTCGTGATTGATCGCCTCGATGAGAGCAAGCGACGACTAACGCTCCTAGAGGACTACACTTGGGGCGATGTGACTGAAATCGAAGTCCCTGAGCGCTACACTACAGAAGAGTAATGAAAGGTAAGTAAGCATGAGACGCTGTCCTCTCAAGCATGAGACCGTTATTTTCTTCCACACCGGTTGTCTGTGCATTTCACAGGACAGTGTGAGCGGGGATCATTCCGGTCGTGAGGGCAGCGTGGCAATTACTGATAATCTGTATGTTAATTGGGAGCGCACTTTCTTGACAGAGCTAGAGGCGCAAGAGGATTTACAGGACGGCAAATGAGCGATTCAAATCAAGTTTTTCATGTTTTCAAAGATCGGCCCAAAGATCAGGAAAGTGTTCACGTTTGGATTCCCAAAAATGAGAAGGACGCCGGATCAGGAAACTGGTCTCTCGCTTCTTATCAAAGGGGCTCTAAGTCCTGGATCTTGTTTATACCCTCGCAACGCCAGGCAAGGTCCGTTGCGGCGAGGAAGTTCCCACGTTGGCGACGATTCGAACCCTATGAGGACGAGCGCACCCAAGAGTCTCTAGCCATGCTAAACACGTGCGGGTGTCCACTCAGACACTGCGACGCTCAAGCCTCAGACTTTGGCACCCCAGACAATCCCGACATCTCGTGGGTTTGGGATTGTCACGCCTGTGGTAAAACTGGAGTTGATGGCAAGATCACCGGAGAATAATGTCTAACGCAAACTGTAACAAATGCAAAGCACCGATTCTGTGGATGGAGATTGATGATCAATGGCGCCCATTCGACTATGGGAAGAAGCCCGCAACGGTTGATAGCCCTAAATTTAGTAGTGAAGGTTCAATCATTACTAAGGGTACGGGTTTTGTCAGTCATTGGGATACGTGCGCCAAGCGTATGAGGGACAAGCGAGAGAAGATGATGGCCACAGCACAACAGCGGCGAGAGAAAGCGAAATCACAATGAGTTTGTTTTTTATAGATCAACGAGAATTCCTGCGTGAGGTGCATGAGGCCATTAATCAGGGAGGGGAGGGTTTGACTGGAAATTTAGAAGCCCTAATTGGTATCCATGGTATTCAAATTAAAAAGGATGTATTCATACCATCTGTTATAAAACTGTGCGCGGCAAATAATGCCAAACGAGCACACAAATTAGTCGATGCCATAGGTGACAGCAGTCTGAGACTCGAATGGATTCGAGTGATATTCATGATTGCTCTTCTAATTCGGTTTGCGCTCTTCGTTGGAGCGGTCTGGATCGCTATATGGCTTTACCTTTGGATGGCGGAGTAACGAGCACGTTAGGAATTCAGCCGGCGATATCGTAGACTCGTCAAATGAGTGATATCGCTGGTGAAATCATTGACAAGATACTAAATGGCCTGGGCACTTTGAGACGCGAAAGACATTCCTCGGCCGGTCTAGACCGCTGGGCGGGACGTTCTGAGAGACGCGCCAAACGCTTTGAGAGACGCGCCAAAAGAGCGCGGACGGACAAGCGTCGCGACAGACTCTTGAACCTCGCCGAGGGTCACAGAGATGATGCAAAACAACTTCTAAAGCAAGCAACGCGCATGCGGGCGGTAGAAAATGCCCAGGGAGTATGATGAAGATGACGGCCTGAGTGCTAAGGACGACGGCCAAATCGAAGACGAAGAAACCGAAATGACTGATTTGGATTTATCGAAAATAATGGACAATGAGACTCTTGTCGAAGTTGAACAAGACACGCTTCAATCCATCTATCTAGTGCTTGAGTCTATTGATGACAAGCTCGCGGAGGGTCTTGAGATCTTAAAAAAGAATAGTGAGCCGTTAGAGAATCGAGAAGTTGACGCTTTCGAAGCGGGTTGCGAGCATCAGAGAAAGATTGATGCGGGTGAGGTTGATGAAGACGATCGCGTGATCATTGAAGGGCTCGAGTTTCGAGAGGATGCCACTAAGTCTGAAATAGGAACAGTTCGTTACAAGTGTATTTGTGGCCGGTCTCTCCTAATCGTCTTGCCCGCACCTAAGGGCCAAAACACTGTTGAGTGTAAATGCAAAAGGGTTTTGACCGTAAATTTGTTTGCTAGGACTGAAACTGATCTTGAAAACGATTCAGAGGGTTACGGGCTTGGACCGCCAGAAGATGACTAGCACGACAGTCCTAGTCCCGGGAGATTGCTTCGACATCTTGCCTGAAATCCCGTCTGAGTCAGTAGACATGATTCTCGCCGATCTGCCGTACGGATCCACCGGTTGCAAATGGGATTCCCCGTTGCCATTAGGTCGTATGTGGGCTCAAGCGGAGCGTGTGATCAAGCCGCGAGGGGCAATCGTGCTCACAGCAACTCAGCCCTTCACCAGCGTCCTGGTAATGTCTAACAAGGCGCTGTTCAAGTACGATTGGGTTTGGAACAAGACGCGGCGCACTGACTTCGTGCGCGCGAAGATTAAACCCATGGGCGCACATGAGTCGGTTCTCGTGTTCTCTCGCGCTTCAGTCGCGAACGGCGCGAATGAAAACATGAACTATTACCCACAAGGGTTGAGGCGCGTTGACAAGAAACAGACAAATCACAACCGCTCACGATCCACGTATCTAGGATATCGGTACGATCATGAGGACAAGGTTAAGGATGACACCTTCAGACTCGGAGAGTATACACAGGAGTTTGAAGGCTACCCTTGCACACAACTAGACTTCGCTTCTGAGTCGAAGCCCACGCACTCGACTCAGAAACCTGTTAGTCTCATGAGATACTTGATTGAGACCTACACACGCCCCGGTGAGACGGTTTTAGACTTCACGATGGGTAGCGGCACCACAGGCGTGGCCGCCGTTACCAGTGAGCGGGACTTCATAGGAATCGAACTAGACCCTGAGTATTTCGCAGATGCGGAAGATCGGATCCAAAAAGCTAAGGGTAATTGGTTCCAGCAAGAACTAAGAAAAATTGAGTATGGTTGATGTAGGCGATTTTGAACAAATAGTTTCTGACAAGTACAAGCCGATTGTCAGATTCATGTTTGTTCTAATCGCCTTAGTTGTGTTTATCGCGTTTTGGATTGTCCGAGGTTACAATGTCTACCTGGCACAGAACGATCAGATTGATGAGTTGCGCCGCGAGGTAGAAATGAATAAGGCTGCTATTGAAAGAGCCCGTAAGCAACGGGGGAAGATGATTCAAAACGAGATTTTGAGCCTGAAAGCAGCTCGAGAGTTGCACGACCTAAATGGCGATATGGCTCAAGACAAATTCACGAGTAGGCGCAAAGACCACTACCGATCCCGTCGCAAGGGACATCGATCCGCTGAGCAGGACGCCATCCTGAGCGCGGCTCTCGTGACTCAGGATTGATATGATTGATATGATTGATCGACTCATCATCGCGGGCGGGCGTGATCGCAAACTCTCTTGTAATGAGTATCAGATGCTAGCGGAGCTTTTGCCCGTGGGTGAGGTTGTGTCGGGTGGTGCTCGAGGCGTTGATAGATGTGGCGAGTCGTGGGCAAAGCATCATTGCCTGAAAGTCAAAGTCTTTTTTCCTGATTACACAGGATATTGGAGGGTCGCTCCACTTCTCAGAAATGAGAAAATGGCTGAGTACTCGACGGCTCTAGCTATCTTTCCAGGCGGTTTTGGATCCGCGGACATGCTTCGACGAGCACGGGCCCACCGGCTCACAATCTATGATTTTCGTAAGCCATCGCGCGGGTTTTTCTTATTCGATTAGATGAACAGATCTTGATATTTTGTCTAGTCTGGAAAGGTTAGCGAGAATCATCGATTGAGCGTAATATCTTTCACGTGACGCTCGTTCAATCGATTTTTGGGGGAGGACTGGGCTCAAAAGGTGCCGGATTGTTCCGTGCGTCCCAACGTGCGAACGCTTCTTGCCGGTGGGTATATGATACAACCGATGCTGATTTAGGACTGCTCACGCCCGCGATCACGGCTCCGACCAATTACCGAGTTCGAACGGTGGCAAGCATTGGTCCTGGCGCTGATAGCGGTACCATAGCTTTTTTCGGCGATGAGAATCCCGATGATCTCAAAGTGAGCGCTACTGCTGCGCGAGAGTGGCGTGTGGACTTTAGGAGCGACTTTGAAGAGTCGAACCCAGGTGATGTGGTGGCCGGTCAAATCTATCTGGTCGAGCTCGCGGTGACCGGTACGGCTTATGAGCTGTTCATTGATGGAGTGAGCACGCTTACGGGTTCTGCTGGTACGGCGCCCACACTTTTGGACTTGGCCATCGGTGGCCGGCGCAACGGCAGCGCTGTCGACCAAAAGATTCGTGGTCAAGTGTGCGCTTTCCAGATCGATGATCTCGACACGCCCGCAAACACGAAAACGTGGAACTTTCTCAGGCGTCAGTGCTGGACGCCAATCAACAACGTTATTAATGATCAAAACGATCTCAACCCGCTAACACAGGTAAATCCTCCTGTGTCCGACAATTGGTCCAATACCCTGCTAACTGCGCAAGAATTGTAGAGAGACAAAACAATGTTACAGTGGGCAAATTTGACAGCAGACGGGCAGATAGAGCTAGGTCGCAAGCATAAAGATGGTGACTTGACCATCCTGTTAAATGGCGATTTTGGGGGCGGTACGCTTCGCTTTGGCTACAAAGATCAGGATAATACCTATCGAGACTTTGCAGAGGGTGCATCATTGACGGCTGCAACTGAGGCATCTTTGGCCATGGCTAACGGAGTCGTATTAATGGCAGAGTTGACGGGATCAACTTCGCCCGATTTGAATATCGGGATCGGGGCTGACTTCTTCACGGCTTCTTTTTAGTCATTAGTAAAACCCGTATTCAAAATCACTAGAACTCGCGGCGCCGAGGTGTTACTTTGGCGCCATGCTTCGATGGTTTCGGCTCACTGCGAACGGCACGGTAGTTTTAGGCAAAAAGCACAATATCAGCGAGGTTCTGTTAGTGGTGCATGGGAATTTTGGAGGTAGTGGGCTGATCACTTTTGGCTATCTGGATCGTGCCGGAGTACATAAGCCCTTAGCCGATCAAGACACGCTGGCCGTTGCGGGTGAGCGTGCGATCACCTTGGGTGAAAATATGGAATTGACAGTCAACTTAGCAGGAGCGTCCTCGCCTGATATTGAAATAGGTTTGTGTGCAGAGCACTTCACCTTTAGCGCCGCCGCGTTACCATAATTTAGGTAGGGTGTTGACGCCATGCCTATCTCTAGAAACTCACTTGTTCAAGCGACGCTAGCCGAAATAGGTTTAACGCGCACGGGATTAGGTCGAGGCATAGACGGACCTCCTGGCGATCCACCGCCTGTAGCAGAGTTTTCAGGCACGCCGCTCACTGGCGTTTTTCCGTACACGGTCGTCTTCACAGATTTGACCACGGGTGACGTTACTAGTTGGGCTTGGAACTTTGGAGATGGGGATACTTCGACGCTTCAGAATCCATCGCATGAGTACGACGCCGCGGACACCTATACCGTCACACTCGTCGCGACTGGACCGGGCGGTGCCGATGCTGAAGTCAAAACTGACTATGTTGAGGCCACAGATCCACCACCTGTAGCAGCGTTTTCAGGCACACCGTTAACAGGAAACGACCCCTACACCGTCACCTTCACAGATGCGTCAACAGGAGCGGTTACATCCTACCTTTGGGACTTTGGAGACACGAATACAAGCACACTCCAGAATCCAACGCACGAGTATACCAGTGACGGTGACTTTACAGTCACGTTGACAGTGACAGGGCCTGGAGGTGCAGACGCTGAAGTCAAGACGGACTATATTGAGGTCCTGGTGCCGGCACCTGTGGCCGAATTTTCGGGGACACCGCTCACTGGCAATGATCCCTACACCGTCACCTTCACAGACGAGTCAACAGGTGCTGTGACTTCGTATCTTTGGGATTTCGGAGACACAGACACGAGCACACTCCAAAATCCAACTCATGAATATGATTCTGACGGTGACTATACCGTCACGCTCACCGTCACAGGACCAGGCGGAGCCGATGCGGAAGTCAAAACTGACTACGTCGAGGTGCTGGTACCCGCGCCGGTGGCTGCGTTCTCTGGCACTCCGCTCACAGGAACCGATCCATACACTGTCACGTTCACAGACGCATCGACAGGCAGCGTCACGTCCTACCTCTGGGATTTTGGAGACACAGACACGAGCACGTTACAGAATCCAACGCACGAGTACGACGCTGTCGGCGATTACACCGTCACGCTGACTGTGACGGGACCGGGCGGTGCCGATGCAGAAGTCAAAACTGACTACATTGAAGTCACTTCAGGCGCGGGTGACCCCGATTGGGAACTTGATCTAACGGGAGGCACTCGAGTTTTGATGCCTCTCAAAACAATGTCGGACAACTACGATGCGCGTATATTGTTCGACACGCCCGCAACTATCACTGAAGATTTCATGACGATTTTCGGTGGCACGGAATCCAGTCGAATTTATTTTGCGCGGAATGGTGCCGGCGGTGATTGGGCGATTTATGGGCCCGCGGCAGTTAGCAGCACTGTAGAGGTATTAACGAGCACTCGATATGACGTGAGGATGGAAGCTCGTGGGGGAGATTACGAGTTGTTCGTTAATGATGTCAGTGTCGTATCAGGGACAGATCTAAATCAACCTGTTACGCTAGAATGGGCTATCGGGGCAAGGCGCGGAACTTCTGACTCAGTGAGTCGAGAAATGTTTGGGCGTATTCATTACTTTGCCGTTGAGGATATCGACACGCCTGCAAACACTAGTCGTTGGAATATGACGAAAAACTCAGCGACGATTCCGGGTGACACGATCATCTTGGATCATAACAGTGCAAACGCGCTAACGATTTTGGATGCGGAAACGCCCGCATGGCTCGAGGTGACAGACACCCTGCCCACAATCCCGCCGGTCTAAAAAATCGGAGTTGATCGTATGTTGAGACATGGAAGTTTACGAGCAACTCGAGAAGGTTCTCTCCGATCTTAAAAAGCGCCATGAATCACTCACTTCGTTCACATGTATGCCTTTTCGTGTGCAGGTGTTCTTTTGTGGTCGGGTATGTAGTACGAAATTTGACATTAATGCGAAAAACGGTTTGTGGGAGTTGTCTGACTCTGAAAAACCTAAGCTCACGAGCATGGATTGCGCTGACCTTGAAGTTTCGAAAATGATGGATGTCGTAGAACAAGTACGAATGGCTTTGACAATCTATCTTGATGTCTCAGGCAAACTTGCCTGTTCTCCTCTAGAGCGCTCCGACGTGGTATAGTCAATCACCCTTTTGTGGGTACCTAAACAGGAGTCAAAACAGTGCCATTTCAGCAACTCACATCAAATCAACTCATTGGACACATGTCCGCCCAACAACTCAGCCTTGCCCTCAACAGTTTTGGGGTAAGTTTTCCCTCTGGTGCGGACGACACCACTTCGATAGGAACTGTCAAGGTGTTCCAACCTTTAGCTCGAGCTCGAGTGATCATCCGCTCTGATGGCGTGTACGGTGCCGCCGAAACCGTGGCGTACATTCTACGGTACCAGGATGCAGCCGGTGCTGACGTGGATCAAGCTCTCGTGACGGCTAGTCTTTCAAACGTCACCGGCGCGGGCACATTTCAAGTCGCCGACATTGAGATCAATCAAATCCCTGTGGGATCAGTGCTGCAACTCAATCGCGATTACACTGCGGGAACACCCAACGATCCCGTCACATCTATCACTGTCGAGCTGTACTAGAAATAGTCAGCGAATCAATTCCGGCTAGTCGGACACGGCTGGTAAAAGGGTAGGACGGTGATCGTCTTGCCCTTTTTTGTTTACGCGGTTCTGACTTGGGGGTTTTTCATGATCCCGTATGTTATATTAGACGCTCCCGGGAAAGCTTGAAAATGACTACCACTGCGAAGCGTAAGCCAGCCTGCGAAAGCGTTACTCTGAATCTTGAAGATACCGCTAAAGTGCTTCACCTAATGTTTAAGCGTTTGGATCAATATGAGGCGTTAGGATCGACGTTACTTGAACGCTGCCAAAAAAGCGCCGCCGTCCGTCTCAGTCTCGAGAAAGAATTGCCCCTGTTGCGTACGTTGTTCCCAGACGAGAAAATATGAACACCGAAGACGAAGAATTCAAAGCAGCTCTATTGGAGCTTGGCAAAATAACCTTTCAATCTATCACCGCGAAAGCCGCGGACATAGCTCAAGGCAAACCGGCCAATGAAACATTCCTGGCAGTGATGCCTCATGAGATTTTGCAGGGTATTCAGGCCGTTTGGGGTCACGCCCGCATGATCAGCGCGAAGAGAACCGCGGAAGTCTACGCGAGACCTGAGCCGACGGAGATGCTCACGAAACAAATTGAGGAAGAGAACAAAACTCCAGGCCTAATCTTCGTCCTCGCGGGTCTCACTCCTCCGGTGGATCCTATTCACGTATTGTTGGACTGCGAAGTCTTCGTAGCGGGTTGGAAAGACGTGTTTGAAGAGTCTTCGAAACGTCCTCATCTAGGCGCCGCGGAACTCTTGACCAAGATCAAAGAGATCAAAGAGATCTACAAAGTTCCTAAAGATTTCAGCGACGCTAAACTTTAGGGCTCGGCGTCAAGCTTGTTTTTAATGAGCTGGATCTCAAGATTCATTTTCTTTTTGAAGAGTCTCAGCTCATTACTAGTGTGATCATCATTTGCTAAATTACTCAAGGTGTCCGCGTTGGCGCTGCTTTTCACCCAATTCCTACACACGCTGAGAAGCAGACCCACAAAAAGCGCAACCGTTAGCCAGTCCATAGAGTTCTCCTGGTGCGACCGTAACACGTGCCCTAGCGCTGGCTACCTTTTTACGTAGGGACTCTTGGCAAAAGCTCAAGTTTCGCCCAAGGTTTCAAGGAAGAAACGCTTCTCGGTCGTATGGTGAGGCATGACCGATAAAAAAATAACTAAGCTGGATCGCGCAAAAGCGATAATCGATCACCATATGGATGTGGAAAGCAAGAGCTCGTCTTACAGGATAGTGTACAAAGGTGGTGTTTGGATTGGCAATCCTTCAGAGGTCGATTTGAACTCCGTCTCTTTACTGTACAAGTACTTTGTACAGGATAAGGTTTGCGGCTATGTGGCTGTTAGTGTGGGAGTTTTTGTCCCTACTGAAGGCGACGTTGTTTTTCAGGTAACTTCAAGTGATTTTAGAGGTAACTCGCCAAGCGATGTCATAGGCTACGGCGGCCTATTCATTAAAATCGGTAATCTCATGAATCAGATCAAACAGGTGACGTCATGAGTTCCTATTTAGTGTACAAAGCTGTTGCTGTTGCCTCTTGCCCTATTTTCGAACCTCACGTGACCACCTTGTTTGCGTGGAACAGTTGTCTATTAGGCGACCCTCCAGATTACTCACATCCTGAGGATGTGATGGAGTATTACGTAAATAATAGATCGATGAACATCGTCAATATGATGAATGGTCCTGATCTCGTGGGCATTTCTATTTGGCGAGGAACTGTTGTTCAGGTGGCTGGTTTTCTTCCCAAATTCATAGGTGAGTGGAGCGATCTAACTGATCGAGACTGGGCTTATTTGCGCATTCGGGATCTTGAGGGTCTTGTCCGCTTAGACCGATTTGCGGTAGAGTGATGATATGGCACGCACTCTACTAATGATCTTGGGTCTCAATTTGGCGTGTTACGAGGAAAGTCCATCGCTCGAACGCCAGGAGATAGTCGATCTGTACGATCTGTCGTGCATTGAAATGCCTCCTGAGTGCGAGCCCGATGGCATGTTCTCTACGTGTGCTGAGTTTGATTCGACGACTGACCCGTGCGGCTGGAAAGAGTGCGTTGTTCGAACGGGTCAGTTAAGTGAATGGTATGAGCGTCGCGCATGTATGAAAGACCGGTGCGGGATTCCATTTAATGAGAAGTGTTTTCGCCAGATCCAAGTATTTCAAATGGAGTGCTTCGAGAATGATTGCCACGATGAGATAAGCGCGCAGCGGTGTGCTCTCTTCACGAGGGATATCGAAATCATTTGTGATTGAGTATGATGTCACATGACCTGTTTGTGTGACTCAGACATCGCTACAGCTATCCTTGAAGAAAGATTCTCAATTACGGACTTCTTGGATTTGACAGAACAGATCCAGCCCGCTTCCATTGACTTGCGTTTAGGCAATGAACTGCGGCGGATTGTGGGCGGCGTGTATGATACTGATTACGTCAATGTTCAAAATCAGAGCATCATGACGGAGTGCGTTTTGATGAGCGTGTCGGGGTACTATATGCAGCCTGGCGACTTTCTTTTAGCGACTACGATGGAGAGTGTTCGTCTCGGCAATTCATTGCGAGGCGTGATTCACAATAAGAGCACGCCCGCGCGCATGGGCCTCAGTATTTGCAATGACTCAGCGTTCATTGATCCTGGATTCTCAGGGCAGATAACATTAGAGCTCGTGAATCATGGACCCCGTCCCATCATCCTCAGGCCCGGCGTTATGCTCTGTCAACTCGAGTTGTCGGAGCTCTCGCGCCCTTGCTCAATCCCTTACGGCAAAGAGCGCGGTTCTCATTATCAGGATCAAAAAGGGCCTACTCCGGCGACTCGCCAGGGCGCTCCAAAATCTCCTGAATCTCAGAGTTGAGACGCATGATTTCATTCATAGCTTCCGTGAAGTTGTTTGCAACGTGAGGAGTTTGAGCGCCTTTTGATGGCCAATTGATTTTGATCGTTATTTCTCTCTCACTTCTCACGAAAATGTGCAGGAGTATGGGATCGAACTTAGAGCTCCAAGTATGGAGATAATCGATCGCGGATCCTATTGATCCATCACCACTCACTTTCACGCCTCTAGGGTTATAGTCGCGGAGCATGTTGGCGATTTCATGGAATTTGTCAGCCATGCAGCATCATACGGCAAACGCTAGGAAGTGCTATCGTTTGACGCGGCTAGCAGTGGCCGTGACCAAGCATCCTCTTTCGAGAGGCCCTAGCGGAGAGTGGGGAACCATCCGCGGCTTGAGGCGGGTAGCACCGTCGATCGAGTACTCGGCCCGGCTAGTTCGGGCTGTTTTATGTATGATTAGACATGGCGATCCCTGATGCTTCTGTAATCTGTTTGACGCGGCTGTGCGCTGAGATGAGCGCTCGCATGTCCGTTCTGGCCCAGATGCCCGATGGACCTCAAATAAAAGGCGAGAGACGCATACAGGGCCGTCCTGACGTCTATCGAACAGATAAGGGACGAGTGATAAATATTTTCCCTAGAAAAGGGAGCCAGATTCGAGCCCTGTCGATTGACGCGCGCGAGTATCTTCAGCTTTTGAGAGACGGTTATTTGTCCACGTCCACTCATTGGAATGAAATCGCGTTTGAAATCTCAAAGGAGTCTCCGCAGTTAGTTGTAGAACTGTGGGTTTTGCGCCGCGGTCACGCTTCAACGTTTCATTTCGTGCACGACTTGAACATGATTGGCGCTCTCACAGGGTCTCTGATGGCAGATGACGAGTGTTTGGGATGGTGGTTAGAGTATTCTTACAAAGATACTCGTTAGCCTATTGATTTCTTAATGTTTCAATACTAGGGTTCACTCATGAACGAGCAAGAAGCACAACAACTGGCTTTGAAAGCTCTACAGTGCGGAGCTCTGTCGGCGAAAGCAACTCGCGGTGTCGTAGTTGTTTCTTTTCAGTTAAATGACGAGTCGTATAGGGAGTTGGCTTTCGCGATGATTCGCATAGACGCGAACGAGTTAACGATTCTCGAAATGCGCAATTCTAGGACGGCCGATACTCTGAAATGGGAGCGGCAACTATCGCGAGTGCTTCAAGGTCTTGAAACCTTGCGTGAAAGTTTCAGCGAGTCAGAAGCCGCTTAGAGACTCATGAGATTTGTCATTATTGACGGCCATTCCCAAATCTACCGGGCGCTGTACTCTCGCACGGCGTCGCAGATTAGGGATAGGGATGGCCGTACCATTGGAGGCATCGTTGCATTTTTCAAAATCTTCGACAGCTTGATCGACGTCCTGAAGCCCGACTATTTAGTCGTAGCTTTAGACGGTCCGCGAAAGGACCTTGTTCGTCGCGAGCTCTATCCCAATTACAAAGCTAGTCGCAAGAAAGCGCCAGACGACTTCGGGTGGCAGGTAGAGCAGATCATCAAAGCCCTGAAGCGGCTCAAAGTTCCCACTCTCAAAATAGAAGGGTGGGAAGCTGATGATAGTATCGCAACTCTCTGTGACATCTGCGCGACGCCCCATGTTGAAATCGTAGTAGTGACTCGAGACAAGGATATTGAGCAAGTGTTGCAGCCTGGAGTCTCTATTTATGAACCCATCAAAGGGCAATGGGTCACTTGGAAATCAGCTCAAGCGAGTTGGGGCGTACGCATTGATCAAATCATAGAAGTTCAATGCCTCATGGGTGATCGCGTTGACGATATCCCTGGAGCCTTAGGAGTGGGTAAGGTTCGGGCCACTAAGCTTATTCATGAGTACGGAACGGCTAGAGAAGCACGTAGGCACAGAGCCGACTTGTCACCCAAACTTTGCAAAGCTCTAGGTGATTTTGATATCGATCTAAGCTACAGATTAGTGAGGATGAAACGTAATTTGAAAATACGTCTCAACTCTTCTGACTTAGAATGGCACGGTTACAGCGGACGAGACGCGCGGCTCTATTTGAGGTCTTTGGGGATCGGAAGAAGGTAAAAAACTTACTGAGGCATCAAGCTTCGAACTTGCTTGTTATTTATTACGCCGTGACTATTGTTGCCGCCGCGGTTGTCGCAATTCAATTGTTGCAACTAAAATCAATCGGCGGTATTTTCCTTAAGTCTAGTCTCTCAGTGAGAGACAACTAACTCTGAAGACTCTCGGCGAGCGTCTTCGCCTTTCCGGCGGAAAGGAGGTGAACAAAGACTAAAGGAAGCAAAAAACCGTGGCTGACAACATTCTGACAGAAGTAATTCCGAAACTATTGGCTCAAGGGTTGATGGCCTTGCGCGAGAATGCCGTTACACCTCGCCTGGTCAATCGCCAGTATGAGCGAGAAGCGGGCCAACTAGGCAGCACGATCGATGTGCCTATTCCATCGGCTATCGCGACTTCCGCGGTGACGCCCGCCAACGTGGCGCCCGATCCAGGGATCACGCAACCCACAAGCGTTCCCATTCCGCTGGATCAGTGGCAAGAGGCCGCATTTTTTCTATCTGACAAGGATATGAAGGAAGCGCTCACCGACATCATGCCGATGCAGGCAAGCGAGGCCATCAAGGCCATCGCGAATGAAGTTGATGTTTTCATTCAGGAACTCGGCAAACAATTTTACTGGTACACCGGCACGGCCGGTGTGACACCCTTTTCGTCCGGCGACACCACCGATGCGACTCAGAGCCGAAAGCTTTTGAATCAAGGCCTCGCGCCGCTCGATGATCGTTGGGCACTCCTGGATCCCGATGCTGAAGCGAAAGCGCTTGATATCCGTGCGTTCCAGGACATGTCCTGGAATGGCAGCCCGGATACCATCATCAACGGCAACCTGAATCGCAAGATGGGTTTCGGCTGGTGGATGAATCAAAACGTGTTGACGCACACCACAGCGGCATCTCCGCCTGACGATTACACCGTAAATGGTGCGCATAGCATTGGAGTGACATCAGTCGCCGTAGCATCCGCCGGCAACAATGGTGATTTCACAAAGGGCGACATCCTGACGTTTGCGAATCACACGCAAACCTACGTCATCACTGCCGATGTTGCAGGAGCCGCGGCCGCAATCTCAATTAGTCCGCCGCTTCGCGTCGCTCTTGCGGGATCGGAAGCGGTCGATGTTGTTAACACTCATGTCAACAACCTTCTGTTCCATCGCCAGGCTATCGCGTTCGCTAGTCGACCGCTACAAAGCCATGGTCCTGGACTCGGCGTCATCACTGCAAGCGCAGTGGATCCAATTTCAGGGTTGGCGCTCCGCGTCGAAACTTTGATCCGTCCCGGGTTTGGCGTACGTCTCGCGGGTTAGTCGTTAGCCGGTTTCTTTAGTCTGTGGCCGGCCACCCCGGCCACTGTTCTACTTTTCGGAGCTCAAAAATGGCTTGTCCGTGTGATCCTGTGGTAGCTGCATCATCCGTTAGTTGTTGTATTCTCAGCGATTCTTCACCGTCTTCTCGTCAATACGTTAGATTTGCGCGTAGAGGCACGGCTTCGCCAGGTCAAGTAATTCCGGCCTTTGCACTGACTATTAACACGCCAACGGCGTTAAATGTCTCGGGTCAACAGCGCTTTTGGGTTCAATGGTTGCAGCTCTCATTAGACATTGATGGTGATGACGCTCGTGTCTTTTGGGGCGTCGGAACTAATGTGGACGCCGTTAACTCGTATCTTATTCGTGTGGATCATAGTGTGAATGGTGTGTTCACCTATAATGGTCCTGGCGTTCCTTTGCCCTTAGGCGCTGATTTGTATGTGACTACGGCGGAAATAGTTGTGAGCAGCATTGTGGGTTACGGGTTTTTAGAGACGATTTGATGATTACGACAACTCTCACTTTTACCCAACAAGTGCTCATAGCCATCGTCTCGTCTGGCGGGCTTGTGGCGTTGATCGGGATTGTTCGAGAGTTTGCAAAACGCCGCGCCAGCGCCAAACAGGATGTTGGTTACGCGAACATCAACAAAGTCTACAACTTGATCCAAGAGTACCTGAGTGGGTCTAACACTAACAGAGTACTCATTATTAAGAGTGAAAATGGAGGGGGAATTCCATCGCCTGGATCAGTGTTGAAAAGTTCTGTTTTATTTGAGGTCTGCGACTCAAGAGTTCCGCCGCTTCGAAATGAGTGGCAGCAAGTTCGCATCGATCAAGATTATTCTACGCTACTCACTAATGTGAACACTGAGGGTTTTTCAGATGTTCGAAAGTTTGGAATGGACAGAAACTCAGTGTTAGGCGAGTTTTTTGATGTGGGTCAGTGTGAGCAAGCGCGGTTTTATAGAGTGTGTGCCACTGACAAGGCGTTGTTGTACTTGGGGGCATTTTACGGACATGGTATAGATCTATCATCTAGAGACAAGGTGTCTCTAAGAACTTGCGCTCAACAACTGTGCAGGATCTTCAAAAAGCACCACTCTTTAGTGAAAATAGAAGGAAATAAGTAATGGCTCAACAATCAATCACACTCGCTACACTGCCTGCTGAAAAGTTAGGACCTTTTCCCCCTTCAGGATTACGCGAAACGACGGCGTACCGCTGCAAGCGAACGGGGACGATTGTCAAACTCTGCGCCAAATTTTATGGCTCAAAAAAGTATCCCAAAGATCGTTATGTGGAATTGAACGGCGATGAGTTGGACGATCTCGAGATTGCCCAAACGATTCCTGCGGCCCAGCCTGTGCGCCATAGCCTTTATACGGAAGAGGATATGCGATTGCCGACGATGAGGCTCGCGGACTTGAAACAGCTGGCGGAGTACAAGATGATACCGCCTGATGTTTTGAGCAAACTTCGGTCCAAAGACGATCACATCAAGGCGATCTTGCAAGTCAGGGAAAATACAAAGCTTCCCACTAGTCGCGCTCAATTCTAATCATGTCACTCTTCACCGATCCAGCGGATCTAAGGGCTAATTCGTACGTCAGTCTTGACGATGCGGATAATACCCTCGATGACAGACCGTTCACAGCAGCTTGGGACAATGCGACTCAAGATCCTGATGCGCGCGAATACGTCATTGATGGTCCGTTGTTGGCCGGTGTTACTACGATTCCTTTGAAAAATGGAAAAGGGAATTTTGGAGCGGGGAACCGGTTCACGATCGATGGCAATCTTACAGAGTATGCGATCGTTAGCGACGTAGCCAGTCCCGCCGCGAGTGTTGATATCACGCCTGCTCTAGTCACTGACACACCTGACGGTGTCCCTGTTCGACGATTGACATCGAACGATAGGGAGGCGGGTCTTTTGTGGGCGACGCGTGTTCTCGATGTGCAAATGGATTGGTCCGGTTCCAAGCGCAAAAGAACTCTAGAGCAAACTTTACGATGGCCTCGATCGGGAGTACTTGATCTCGACGGCTACAATGTCGACCGAGACACGATTCCCTTTATTCTCAAGTGTGTGACCGCTGAGATGGCGCTGTATCTCTTGCAGCGCGACTTAGCGAGCACGCCCAAACTTCTAGGCCTAGGCTTTAGTAAGGCGTCAATGCCCGGTCCGTTCGCCGTTACTGTTGATCACTTGATGGTCGAGAAAATGATTCCAGATTACCTTCTCAACAAGATGAGATATCTGGGCACTCTCAGTGAAACCGTAGGAGGTCAGCGGTCGCGAGTGGTGACTCTTCTGAGGGCGTAATGGGTCTTTTTAATGAAATCTTTGATGTTGTCGCGCCTGTTTTAGTTGAGACTTTTGTTGATACTGAGAGGGCTTTCCGACGGCGCGAAACGGTTTATGATCAATCCGCTGGCGTGTCTACGCCCACAGATATCAACGCCACTTTCCTAACAGGACCGCCCGCGCCTTTTGGCAAAGGCGAAGTAGGCGGAACTTTCGGCGGAACTCAGAACACTGTCAAGATCGGGGATACCGTGATGGTAGTAACGACCGTTCACTATGAGGCTAAGGGTTTCGATATTGAGCCCTCAAGCAACGCGCAAGTGTTCGTCACGGTTGAAGGGCAAGAGTACTTAGTTTTGGGAGTGAACCCTTATAACGCGGGCGATGGCAATGTAGCGGTGCGCCTACACCTGAGACGCTAATGGCCGGTGAAGACAAATTCGTTAAAACTATCCAGAAATTCACACAGATTGTGGATATCCGGGCGGATTTTGTCATTCAAAAGTTAGCGTTTGATGCTTTTGCAGGCCTGTTAGGCCGCACGCCCGTTGATACGGGCCGCGCTCGAGCGAGTTGGCGAGTGGGTATCAATCGAGTCAACGCCAGCGTAGCGCCAGAGAGAAAGCGCTCTAGTAGAGAAGTAGGGCAAGGACCGGCGACTAAAACTGAAATCGCGGATCAACTCAAAGCCGCTCAGGTCAAGTTTGGGCAAAATGTTCACATCACGAACAACTTGCCTTACATCGAGTTTCTCGAGAAGGGTAGCAGCCGCCAAGCTCCGGCGGGAATGCTAGAAATTACATTCTTCGAATTGACTTTGAAATTAAACAGAGCCGTTACCCTGGCGAGATTAAAGGCTCCTGATGTCCGCTCTTGATGTTGAAGAGTCTCGCCGACTGTTGAGAGATCAGCTTTTAACAGCATCACCCTTGCCTGCTGCGCCTTTTCAGGCTTGGGAAAATAGGCCTTTTGAAACTCCTCCCGTTGCTGCGGGTAACGAATGGTTTAGGGAATCTCTTGTCGTCTTATCAGAGGTTCTTGAAGCGTTCGAGATGACTACAGTGCTTGGTATTGTAACCTATGACGTCTTTGCCCCTAAGGGTGAAGGCACGGAGACGATCGGAGCGATTACGGAAGCAATAAAAACCGTTATGAAACCCGGTCAAAATCTCGTAAATGTATCAGCTACCTGCAAGATTCACATATTTCGCTCCGAGCGCGGGGCGGGTAGGACTGATACTTTTGGCGCCGCGTGGTACACAGTACCAGTAACGGTATTCTGGCGTGCTCACGTGATCACGCCGCACACCCCCTAGGAAACAATCATGGCCTGTACCGACATTGCATCAGGAACCCGAGTAAGCCTCACATACACAGAAGAAGCCGATTGCGGTGTGCGTCCCTCAGGCGTGACCTCTCTTACGGGCACCATTTCAGCGGATAAGACAGGAGCGGGCACGGATGAGTTTAACCTCGATCGTGTCGCGGGCAGTTTTATTGACGATGATGATGTTTTGGCGGATCAAGTTCTCCTCCTTTCAGGATGGACCGCGCCCGCGAACAACACGTCATTTCGCGTCAAATCCGTTACAGCGCTTCAAATCATTCTCTACGACACGGCTAACGTTGGCGTTGATGAGGCTGCGGGCGGCGGAGCGGCCAAGATCACTCTTTCCACTTTGCGGGCCACAGGGCGCCAACTCGACCTTACGAAAGACACTCTCGAGTCGGAGGAAGTCCGGCCAACTCGTCAGTTTGCCGACGTGCGGCATGGATTCAATCAAGTTGAGGGCAGCCCGGGTTATGAGCTCTCGCTCGTCTCTTACGACGATATGATCCGCGGCAACTTGTCTGGCGATTGGGTGACGCCCGCTGACGTGACCGGACAAGACATGACCGTCGGCGTACCTACAGCCGGTCAATCGACTATCGGGTCAACTCTGGGCGCGTACACGACAGCGGGTTACCGCCCTGGCGACTTGATTTCCAACAACACGTTTGCGAACGCCGGTAACAACGCCGTTTTCAGAATCCTATCTGTCGCGGGCGATGGGTCAACTATCGTGATCGATGATCCCGATCTCGTGACTGTGACCGAAGCGGGAAGCGTTGGCGTCGTTACTTACCCCGGTGAGCGAATGGATATCGGGCTAGTGCTTCGCACCTTCACTTTTGAGCAACGCTTCGACGACATCATTCAATTCCGTGAATACAACGGTTGCACTATTAATGACATGGCGTGGTCAATCTCGCCTGAGTCCATTGTGGGCGGCACTTTCGGTATTTTAGGCATGCGTTCGGAAGCGATGGGACCTTCAATCATCGCAGAAGCTCCGGTCCCCGCGCCTTTGACAACGCCTTTCGCGGCGTTCGACGGACGGTTGTATGAAGGAGGCGTTCAAAACTTCGTGGTGAGTGGTGTAGACTTCTCAATTGAGAATAACCGAACACTTGAGGCAGTCGTGGGCGACAAGTTCTCGCCTGGAGTGTTTGAGGGACGATGCTCAATCACAGGAACTCTGACAGCTTTCCTTAGGGGCAGCTCGCTCTATAACAAGTTCTTTAGTGAGACCGATTCAAGCTTATTCATTAAACTTCAAGAGCCTGCGGATCCTGCCTCATTTATGAATATCGTGATGCCTCGGGTCAAATACACGAGCAGCGATATGGATCCTCCAACTGAAGGTCCAGTTCCTTTGAACATGGCTTTTCGCGCGCTCGAAGCAACTGTTGAGGGTATCGGCGAAGGGAACTCGGCCGCAACTTCGATCTGGATCCAAAAATCTAATTTGCGCGTATGATAGAAGGTGGCTTCTCACCCATTCAGGAAACAAACATTCATGCAAGGCTTAGACTCATTTGCTCTCACGGACACTGCAACTCTCACCCTCAAATCACCAGAGGACGGTAAGACTCTCAAGATTCCCGATCCGAAAGGAGAATTAGACGATCAAGGCAAACCGGCATTCGTGCCCATCACGATTTCATTAGTTAGAATGGATTGCCGGGAGGCTGTTGTTTTTCGTCAAAAGCAGCAAAATCAGAAACTCGGCGCGGCGTCACGCAAGGGACGTGTAAAAATCACGGCTAAGGAGATCGAAGAAGACGCCCTTGACCTCGCGGTCATGTGTACTCGTGCGTGGACTAACTTTGTCATCGGTGACGAGAATCTTGCGTGCAACGCTGGAAACGTTCGTAAAGTTTACTCGGACGCTAAGTTCTCCTGGATCCTTGAACAAGTCACGGAGTTTATTGGCGAGGAATCGCATTTTTTGGGCAATTAGTTGAGGAATTGCTTGAGTACTTTGAAGACGTACTCAAGCTTGCAGCGCCTCAAAAAGACGGCAAAACCTATTCCGATCACTTACGACAGCTAGCGAAAGCCGAGAGGAAAGACCCAGACGAATTCATTCGAAGCTTTTACAGCACGCCAGATCCGCCGCACGAGTTAATGTGGATCTGGACTTCTTTTCTAGAACTTTCCGCAACTCGACAGGCGGGGGTGAATGGTTCACTTCCGATCTCATTTGTTGAGGTGCACGCTTGGTCACAACTTTACGGCTTCGATCTCCAGCCTTGGGAGATCGATATCATCAGGCGGCTAGATGACGCCTGGCTTGAAGGAATGACCAATCGTGGCAACTCTAGCGGAACTCGAACTAAGAATAAAAAGCCTCGAAGCCGTTAAAGCGAAGAAGAATCTTGACGCGTTCGGCGTAGCCGTCAAGAAAGCCGCAGAGAACTCCAAAAAAGCTCAAAAGACCTTTGAAGCTAAAAACAAAACTGTCAAAAAACTAAATAGATCCTATTCCGACATGACTAGCCGCATCAAGGGGCTAGTCGCAGGGATCGGAGCGCTTCTGATTCTCCGTCAAGCCACGATGGTGTTTGCCGATTTCGAGCAAACAATGGCGGAAGTCGGAGGCGTCACTCGAGCCACTGGAGAGGACTTTGAGACCCTCACAAAACAGGCACGAGAGTTGGGCGCGGTCACCCGCTTCAGCGCCAGACAAGCGGCAGACGCTCAGCTAGCGCTATCGCGAGCAGGGTTCACCGTCAACGAGACTCTGAAGACCTCGCGCGCTGTCTTGGATCTGGCTTCAGGTGCCCAACTAGAGCTTGGGCGATCGGCGGAAATCACCGCAATCACCCTGAAGCAATTCAGGCTTGAAGCTACAGAAGCGGTTCGCGTCACTGACATCTTAGTCAACACTGCGAATAGCGCGACAACTAATGTTGAGGGCTTAGCGCAGGCTATGAAGTTCTCTGGCGCGATCGCGGCGAGCTTTGGCAAGGATCTTGAGAGTACCGCGGCGGCTCTAGGTGTCATCGCGGATTCAGGTTTAGACGCCTCTCAAGCGGGCACGGGTTTACGAGGCGTGTTTTCTCGGTTGGGGGACCCCATCGGCAAAGCAGCGGCAACGCTGGACATCCTGGCGAAACGCTTAGGCGAAACGCGGAAAATCTTCGACATTACGGAGAACTCACTCGCTGATATTTTTCAGGCGTTTCGAGACGCTGGCGCGAGTACCCAAGATTTCATTCGCATTTTCGGAAGGCTACAGGCTCCTGCTGCTTTGGCTCTGGTAGCTAATGTTGAGAAAATACGCGAACTCACGGCCGCGAATATGGAAGCAGGCGGCACTGCGGCTGAGCTTGCCCGGGTAATGAATGACACTCTGAAAGGGTCTTTGCTGGCCCTTAAGAGTGCCGTTGAGGAGCTATTTATAGCGATAGGGGATGGTGTATTAGGGAAAGCCTTCAGAGCTCTGGTGATTCTTCTGAGAGACACTGCGTTAGCAATGTCTAACTTTGATGATGGGACTACCAAAGTTAGCACCGCTGCGAAGATCCTCGCAATCATTATTAAAGTATTGGTTGCCAGCCTCGCGGTTTATGGCGTCCGACTTGGCGTCATCGCTCTTGAGACGGCCGCGGCTAAGGCCGCCACGCTAGGCTTTGCAGCATCTCTCAAAACTCTGAGAACGGCTCTGATATCCACAGGCATAGGCGTTGCTGTCGTAGTCGTAGGGGAGTTGGTAGCCGCTCTGTCAGAGACAAACGAGGCTATTGACGATATCGCGGATCAGTTTAAGAATTTAGAGAGCTCTCAGAAGAAGAGCACTATAGCGACTAAAGAGCAGATAAAGGCTATTGAAGACTTGAACCGATCACGTTTGCAAGGTCGAGCAATCTTGCAAGGCACCCTAGATCGTTTTAACGATGCTGCGATCAAGTTGCGTCGCTTACGAGAAGGCGCATCGATTCAAGACATTAAAGACTTGCAAGTCGCGCGCGATCTTTTGCGAGTCAATGTTGAAGCTGCAAAGCAAAAATTTGGCGTTACGAAGTTAACGGCAAGGCAGCAGCAGGACGCTGATAAAGGAACTCAACAGATTTTAAAGCTTGAAAAAGCCCTCGCGGGTGAAATAGAGCGCCAAGAACGGGCAATCAAAGCCGCTGAGAAAGCTACTAAGGATCGTATTAAAGCGCAGCAAGAGCTCGCAAAGTTTCAAGAGTCTCAGCTTCTCTCAGTTGAGGAATCTGGTCTTAGTCGATTCACTGTTCAAGTGGAGAGATTGCAAAACGCATTTAGCGATTTGTTTCTCGCGGCGAAAAGCGCTCGAGATGAAGCAGATTTGTCTGATCTCGAGTTTGATGAGCTGCAACGAGGAATCGCTCTGATAGCCGAACAACAGCAAGAGATCGGTGACAACAAGGCCTTAGAGCAAGTGTTCCTCGATGGAGAGAAGGCTGTACAGGCACTTGAGGGTGCTCTAAAAGCCACGAATGATGAGCTTGAGGTTTTGCTAGCTGCGGGCGCCGATCGAACAAGGGTTCTGATTCAGCAAGAATTCGCGGAAGCTTCTGAGGCGGCTCGCACTGCTCTACGGGCTATGGATCAAACTCCTGAGATGTTGATTGATGGTCTAGTAAAGATTAATGAAAACCTAGATCAAATAGCTGCGAATCGTGGGCTTCTAGTATTGGTCAAGGATGGACAAGCTGCTGAGCAATCCATGCTAGAGCTCTCGGAGTCAATCAAAGCCGCTGTCGATCCGCTTGATGAGTTCAAGTCGCTTGCTGATACCGCGGTGGCGGGTTACAGAGCGCAACTAGAGGCGGGAATCATTGACCAAGATGCGTTTTTCGCTAAACAACGAGCTATTAATGGGAGCATTGCAGAGTTCGATCAAAATCTTCGACAGCTGGAATCTATCGATCGCCTGAAGGATGTTGCTGAAGGCTTGGCGGAGTCGTTTGGTAACTTTTTTGAAGAAATTATCACGGGCTCTAAGACTGCGGGCGAGGCCGCATTGGATTTCTTTCGAGAAATCAGCCGCTTGGCGTTGCGCAAGCTAGCGATCGAGCCGCTCGTTGCTGCTCTTAAAGCGGGTATCGGATCGGCTATTGGAGGCGCGGCCGGTGGTGGCGGTTTTCTTGGCAGTGCGCAGGGAAACGCTTTTAGGCATGGCAATTTGCAGGCTTTCGCCAATGGCGGAATCATTGGAGGCCCCACAGTCTTCCCTCTCGGCCTGGCAGGCGAAGCGGGTCCTGAGGCTATCTTGCCTCTCAAGAGGGACTCGTCGGGCAACCTAGGCGTGGCTCAAGTGGATTCTAGGCCGCAGCGCCGCACCTCGTTACGCCAACCTTTCGTAAGCGCTTCAGTGAGCACCGGCGCATCCGAGAACCCGAGTAGACAAGAGATTGCTAGGGGTGGTAATCGGATCGTGAATGTTCAACAGAACATCACCACCTTGGATCCAAACGCGTTCCGGTCTTCGTCTGCCCAGATCCAAGATGACGCGTTAAGAGCGGCGAGGATGCAAAGGTTCTAATGTCTGGATATCACGCCGTTACTCTGCCTACGCGTTACTCTGCTGGATCTATCAGCACGATTAGTTATGACACTCGCGTTGTTTCTCTCGACAGCGGAGTTGAGGAAAGAGTCGCGCGGTACAATCCTTGGGGGCGAAGGAAGTACACGATCCTTCAGGGGACGGCAGATACGGACCTTATTCGAGGGTTGTATGAATTCTACATGCTGCGTCAAGGAAGCCTGAATTCATTTAAATTTTGGGACCCGCTAGATCACGCCACAACCGCGACTAGGACAACGCATAGAGTAGGAGACGCCAATCCGGGATCTTTTGACGTTCAACTAGTGTCTCTTGGCAATCGTCAATATCAAGCCGTGGCTCGTTACTCTGATGGCGTCACTTCTATCGTTAGACCCATCACGAAAATAGGCGCGAGAAATGATCCTCAAGGAACGCCTTCAGTGGGCTTTTATTCATTAAATGGGACGCCAACTTCAGATGACTCGGTCGATGCTGAAACCGGAATCATCACTTTTGGCGGCGTTGTCGATCCTATCAACTTCGCTGAAGGGGGCTTTGAATACCTTGTTCCGGTCCGATTCGCGGACAATACCGACAAGGCGTTTCAAGTGGCGATGCAGGCCACTACGGAGTCTCAAGCGATACCCGGGTTCGATCTCATAGAAGAGCTCGAGCCGCGCAGCATCTCTCAAGACTTTCACTATGGCGGCTCTAAGGATCACGGTCAGATCAACGGTAATCTAACCGTGTCTGAAGTCAATGGGCGCGTGCAAGCTTTCAGTCCACTCCAAGCGGGTTTAGAGGTTTTTCTCCCTCCCAAAGACGCTGTGCCTGATGGTGGTCCCATTTTCGTGTTTAGGAATCTCTCTAACTCGTTTGCTCTGGATCTAGTAGATAACCCTAGCGGCGATTTTCTCTTTCAAATGTCGACTGATTCTGTTGCGCAGTTATTTATGGCTACTGTGAACGGTGCTAAACAATGGGTTTTCGTGTAAGGATCGCCCATGACCTTCAGCACGTTTGAATTCCACGGTGGGTCAAATCATTTTGAGTTTACCGATTCCACGCCTACCTACACGATCGTATATGGGGACACGCGGCGGGTTTTATTTTTCACGGAAAGCTCTCTAACTGGAACGGTCACCGTCAATCTCCCTGATGCGACCAAAATCGACAAGACTGGATTTCTCTATTTCTTAATAGTGAATAACACCAGTTTCTCATTGGATTTACGAGATTTTGACGCGGGTCTCGTGACATCTTTAGGTGCGGGAGAGTGTGGGTTTGTGGGTGTTCAAAAGAAGCCCGATGCAGCGGGTGACTGGTTTGTTGATACGAATCCTTGCGTACACGAGCCGCCTCCCGATCCGCCACCGCCCACGGTCTCATTTGGCGGTGAAGGGGCTCTCGACCGTGACACGTGGCTTTACCAGCACATCACAGACACGTGGTCACAAGGCACTGACTGTCCTGGAGATGTAGGTTTTGCACAAGCTGTCAATACCTTAGATTTAGGAGACGGCGACCTTCGGTCCTTTCACAAACACTTATTTGCGCATTTTGAGTACACGTTTGACACGCACTCAGGACGGCAGCAGTCCGCCGCTAATAATCAGTTAACGGGATCCGCGAGACTTAGAGACGGTACGGGGCTCATAACAGAGATGTATCTTTCATGGTCGGGGCTACTGTTTGAGAATCTCCCTGAAATTTACGATCCCAATACAGATGCTTGGGCGACGGTGTCCTCTCTTTTAAATCCTTTTGGGTCGCCCATTCTATTTGATTTAGGAATGACGGCCGGCGGAGCGCTGTCTCCCAATGACACATGGTGGGCTTACTTGTTAATAGGGAAGCCAGAGACAGAGCCAGACACCGCGGAAAATCATTATTTCCATCTCTACGATTCTACTATCAACACTCATTTCACAGGCACTCAAGGGCCTATTCCTTTGCCGGGTCTCGCTACGCCTAATCGTTCTCAAGTTTCGATGGTCCATATGAGCGGCGCGGTTCACGTTTTGGGCGGGTCTACTGTGGTTCAGACAGCGGGCGTGCCTCTGAACGCCTCAAATATTCATTTGAGGTACACTGGAGGCGGTCCTGTGGGCAGTTGGGCTGCTCGCCCTCAGATACCTGTAGCTGCGATAGGTCAAGGTGTAGAGGTGCTAGCGGGTATTGAGAGCAAGCTGACTTTTGGAATGGGGGAGTCCACTAGTGGACTAAGCGCTCTTCATAGGCAGTATGATGAAGTGACGCAAACCTATATCTCTCGATCTACGGCTGCATGGGGCAGCAAGGATGATCGGGAGGGCAGCTGGTGCGTGGCAAATCTACCATGAGCATTCAAACACCACTCGAGCTTTCGTCTTTCGTCGACAATGTTCTTCAGGACCATCAGCTCTTTCATTCTGAATTTCAGATCGACTGTTTCATTACTAGTAACTCTGGCGATCATCACCCGTGGGGCATGTACAAGCAAGTCTTGCGCGAGTTGCATAATCGCAAAACGGCGATCGCAGATAATGAGCATAGTGTCAAAGTTTTTGACATCTCCATTGCAGAGTGTCTTCACAAGTTGAAGAAATGGGGATGGGGCAAAAAGCACCAATTTGAACAGCAGCGCCTTGTGTTGGAAATCGAAAAGCTCCGACGCAGTAAATTGAGTGTTCAACAACAGCACCGCGAGATCATTAGAGAGACGACGCGCTTTGCTGAACAAGCGCGTCAACTTCGCTTCACGTTGGGAGTCATCACAGAAGATAAGCGCCAGGAATATGAACAGGATTACTGGCTACACCGTTTGAAACTCCGCGTGAGTGCAGGACTGCTTAGTAAGAACTGTGTGCCTCAGGATGTATTTGAGATGCTTCCGGGTTTACCAACTAAGGTGCGCGATCATCTTGAACAGCACATAAAAAACGCGGACACTAATTTTATCAAAACTCTGAATTCCAAAAAAATGCTAGAGTTGGTAGGAGCATGACCTTTTCAATCCCGGGAGTTCTAAGGAGTCAGGTCACGGAAACGTGTCTACACTTCCGCGCGCGTTGCTGGAAAATCCAGTTGACAGCTGTCAACAACGTCATTTTTCGCCTGACAGATCACACGGAAGATTTGTTGTTGTTTGACGATACGATTTACAAAGCCATGTCTTCAATGGATTCTAGTGCGATTCGTCGCGAAGAGAATCTAAAAGCAACAAACAAAGACGCCCGCGGAATCGTTTCGTCAAATGAAATCACGTTTGAGATGCTTGAGAAGGGTTTATTTCAAAACGCAAGAGTGGACGAGTATCTAGTTGATTACCGCATTCCTTTTCAGGGAGCTATCGACCATACAACGTATTTTATTCGTCAAGTGAGCTTTGATGGAGCACAGTGGACGGCTGATATCGGCGGTCTCACATCCTTACTGCAACGCCCTGTAGGAGATGCTTGGGGACCCATGTGCCGAATACCCTTGTTCTCTCAGGGGAACGGTAAATGCAATTTAGCTCCCGGACAGTTTGAAGAAATCGTTCCTATTTTAACGGTCGTTGATGACAGCTTCCGATTCACGTTCACTGTCGTTAATCCGCTTTGGACTGAGAACACCTACGGAAATGACGGCGTAATATTTTTCAACTCGCCAACGTCTCAAATGTATGGGTTCACTGCTGTTATTAAATCCTACGCTTTCAATACTCCCGTCGGCGACGTGATCCTCCAAACGGGAACACCCTTTCCTATGACCGTTGCAGAACAGGTTATTTTGAGACCCGGTTGCGACCATATTCATGATGGTCATTGCACGACACGCTATGACAATCTGATAAACTTTCAAGGTGAGCCATTTATTCCAGGAGGCGACCGTGCACGGCGTGGCATCTCTGTCAGCTAACACGCGCCAGCGCGTTATACATGAGGCCGCCTCATGTATAGGAACACCCTTTCATCTCAATCAGCGGACGAAATATGCGGGTATGGATTGCGCTGGTCTTATCTGGCACGTGCTCGAATCGTGCGGTCTGTATTTCCCTGAATACATTAGTTACTCGAGACATCACGCCTATGGAATGCGGGTTTATCGGCACTTACGCGCGAGTCTCAATGAGATTCCTGTCGATCAAGTTCAGATTGCATCCGTCTACCTTTTTTGGGTGCGGCAACGCCTTATCCCTCAACACATAGCGATTTGGGAAGGTCGCCGGATCATACACGCCTATCCCGAAGCTAAGGGTGTTGTTAGGACAACACTTGGGCCATACTGGTCTAAGCGCATTTTCGCAGCGTTCGATCTCAGAACCGGCCCCACTCCTAATCACCAGATAAAAGAAAACGAGTTATCAGTAGATGGCATCTCTAGTTCTAGGAGTAGTAGGAGCGGCGATCCCAGTCCCGGGAGCGGCGATCATCGGGGCGGCAGTGGGCGCGGTAATCGACACGCTGGTGATCAACGCGATCCAGAGGTCTCAGCTTCCGAGCCCTCAACCACCGGACATACTTCGCCACCCAAACGCCGATGAGGGTCTCGGAGCGCCCTGGATTCAGGGCGGTGACGTAAGGGTCCCCGGACAAATCATCTTCATGTCGGACGTGTTTCAGACGTCCGAGCAAGATAGCTCGAAAGGAAAGGGCGCGAATCACACCGCTTTTGAGTTCAAGTCAGATGTCGCGATTGGGTGGTGTCGAAATCAAACCTTTGGCGAAATCAAAAAGATTTGGGCCAGCGGTGAGTTAATATTTATTGGAGGCGATCAACTCATTACAGGCACAGGAGAGTGCAATGTTGAGCCTATTACTGAATGGGGCATTTTCGATGTTGAGGGGGAATCACCACCTCTATGCAACACGCCTGATGGTTTAGCGTCTGAGAGAATTGTTGCTGAGAGAATCATATATAGGTTTTTTAGTAGCGAAGTTGGGGCGACATTTGTAGAGCAATTCAGTTTTTTACAATCAAATCAGCCTGTAACAATCTCAGGTCCGGGATTGTTTGCTAATAACGCCGGCACGTTTGAACTTCAGGGGGCGGGATCGCATGAGAGTGGGGGTTTAACTGTTTATGAGTTAATCGTTATTAAGTGCACACCACAATATGATGACATTGTAGGTATTGACTCCTCATTTTGTGATCCGATTGCGGGCACAGGCTGTGATCCTGGAACGCCTCAGAACAACATCGTTGTTACTTTCGAACAAATAATTGTTGATCCGTTTTCGCCCTACTTTGATGAGATTACCTGCTACGACGGCAACGATTTACAGCAACCGGATCCACTTCTCGAATCGCATGTGGGCAGTGGTCAAGTTCCCGCTTTTCGTGGAACAACGTATTGCGTTCTTACCCAATTCAACATGACGAAGTGGGCGGGCACCCTGCCTGCTTTTGAAGCGTGGGTTGAGGAGGTTGAGGGACCTAAGCCTATTGAGGACGTCATGATAGCGTTAGTGGCTCGTACAGAGGGCTTTGATTTGAGTTGGCTTGACGTTAGCCGGCTTGTTTCAGCGAACATCAAAACGCGAGGCTTGTTCTTAATTGGACCTTCCGCACCCTCTGAAATGATGGATCAGCTGTTGCTCTTGTATGATCTCGAGATGCAGGAGGTCTCGGTCATCGCTCCTGGAGGAGTCACCCCACAACCTAGCCTTCAGATACTTCCTAGAGTTGACACTCAGACCGTAACTATTCCCGCTAAAGATTTGGGTGCGAGTGATTTTGGTCAACAGGGACCGCTAGGTGCTCAAATCACTCGAGCAACAAAAGAAGACCTCCCGCAAGAGATAATTCTAGATTATATCGTAGGGCACGGAAATGATAATTTAGACGTATTTCTACCAGGTACGGTCAGTTATTCCGTTGTTCAATCCGCGGTACGCAATCAGCAAAAGCTCACAGTATCGGTGACAATGCTTCAGACTGAAGCAGACGCCAGAATCAGAGTCATTTTATGGGCTTTGATTTTGCGTCACGATCGGATCGCGTTCTCACTTCCACCCAGTTATTCAAATCTTATTCCAGGTGATCGCGCTTTAGTCACACTGCCGAACGGCTCTCTAGTCCAATGCCGTCTTGTGAAGGTTGATAGGGGTTCACAGGGACTGATGAAGGTCGAAGCACAGTTAGACGACTCATCAATCTATGTGCAAACAGGGGGGTCGTACACGCTTCCTGAGGCTCCGTTAGGGTTGCCTTTCCCCCCATTTATGAGCCCGATCGTGCTCGATATTCCTCCTTTGACTTCTGTCGAAGCTCAAACTTTTGGGATTACGGTCGCTGTCAGAACAAGCCAAGGCGCTTTTGGATTTCCGGGCGGCACACTGTTCTCTTCAAACGATCAAATCCTATGGGATCTAGAGTCATCGTTCTCTATTCCAGGCGTTACGGGCAGGGTGACAACACGTCTTCCGCCTGCTAGTCCCTATTTTTGGGACTACACGGGTACTGTAGATGTAGTTATGGATGGGTTTGGAATGCTGGACAACTCCAATGAGGAGCAAGTTGCGGGTGGAACAAACTGGTGTCTCATTGGAGGTGAGATTCTAGGATTTCAGACTGCAACTCTGATTGATTCAAACAGCTACACCCTGTCAGGTTTGATTCGCGGTCGTCGAAACACTGAAGTGTTTAGTGAGAGACAATCACCTATCGGCGCAAGTTTCGTGATGCTTTTCATAGCTAAGGGCGCGACGTTCTTCGATTTAGAGCCTAGCGCTTTCAACAATCAGCGAACGGTTAGAGCGGTTCCTTCGGGTCGATCTGTTGAAGACCAGGGCATTGGCAGCGATGCGCAGTTAAAACCGATAGCGCAGAGCCTCAAGCCGTTTTCAGTGCATGGCGTGTGGGCGATTCGAAAGAATAGTTCTGATGTTTGTCTATGGTGCACGTCTAGAACTCGAGTGCCATTTAGAATTTTCAGCGGTGTCTTTCCCGTTCCAACTGTAGAGCCGCCAATTGAAACAGACGCCCTGAGTTTCAAGTGCATCATTTTTCGACCCAACATCGCGCAAGATGAGTGGGTTGAGGTCAGGACCGTCGCGGGTTGTTTCGCTGCTAATTCTCAAATCGTGTTCTCATACACGCGTGCGGAACAGATCACAGACGCGGAACAGAACGGGTTTGATCCCAATGTTCCGTCTGAGTGGCTCAAGTTCGATATACGGCGAGACAGTACATCGATTGGCACAGGGCGACTCAGAACTTTTTGCATTCAGGGTAACGGAGTTCGATTCGCATCCGCGGATTGCTCAGTCATAGCGTAGGTTCATCATGGCAAACGATCCTTATTACGATTCCAGATTTCTCATTGATGGCACGCCTCAAGCTGAGATGATTTACAACGAGCTGATAGCTCGTCAGAAGACCGCTCACGGCACGATAAAGAGCCGAGTATTATCAGTCCCGCCTGGGTCACCTTCTGATTTTGACGCCTATCTCGTCGCTACAGGCGGGACGGGTTTGTGGGACACGCTCGATGGCAATTTAGTCGTTTGGCTGAACTCCTGGATCGTGATGGTGCCGAAGGTGGGCATGACGTTCTTGATCGAGGACGAAGACATGCTCGTCGGAGTGGATTCCAACGGAGCTCTCGCAGCGTGGGATGGGTGTCAAACAATTGTGCCTGATGGATCGGGCAATATCGTTTGGGATGTCGCTCTAGGCGCGACAGCGTACGTTGTCCTGACTCTCGCTAGCAATGAACTCAAAGCCCCAATAAACATGAAAGCGGGGCGGCTCTATACGATCTTTTTTGAGCAAAACGCGAGCAGTCTCGAAGTTCATTTTGAACCGGGCGAGTGGATCGATCTTAACGGTGGAGATCTGGACACGGGAGCCGTTGGCGCGGATATCGATCACTTTGGGTTCATCGGACCATCCTGCGCTTCCGCAAAGCCTACTCAAATCTTCCACACGGGTGCAGGAGCCGGTGGTGGAGGCGGAGGTCCTCATGCGGCGGATCACTCTTTAGGAGGCTCTGACACAGTTACAGTAGAGAATCTCCGAACAGGTGCGATCAATGTAGATGAAGTTCTAAAGTCCGCGGGCGGCAACGCTCTAGTGATGGGACCTTTGCCCAATCACGCGACAACGCGTCATCAGTTTGGACAAGCCGATGCCCTGCCTCTAAATACGCAGGCCGCGGGCTCAACTGCAAAATACGAGACCTTGCAGCCTAAGACAGACGGCTCGTCAGAGTGGGTGAGGCATATCAGTTCTCGTTCTGAGGGATCCATGACGGGCCTCTTTTTCGGTTGGCAGCCTACAGGTTTCGCAGCAACGACGATTTCTCTAGGATCGGGTGAGGGTCTCATTACTGACAATGCGACGAGTGAGACAGACCCAACTCAAACGCCGGTCGCGGCGGGACCCTATGTCACTGTAACTGTAACCGCCGTTGCAACAGCGTTCGCAACGTTCTTTTATGTCGATTCTGGCGGTCTACTTCAGCAACAAATCACTAAGCCTACTCTTGAAGAAGAGCGTTCGCGTATTTATGTAGCTGTTGCGACACACGAAACAGGATCCGTAACTAGGCTTTACCCTATAGGTACAGCTCTGTATGAGGGCTGGCAAGCGAATCAGGATTTACTGCGAATCGCAGGACTGTTCAACGCTGGCGGAAATGATTACTCCCGGGACACTGTTAACGCATTAGGACTTGAGGTCACTGCTGGAGCGATGTTCTCACCTGAGATCAATCGCGATGGCACGGCTTTGAATCGCCGAAATCCCAATACGAAATCCCAAGCGCTAGACACTGATATTAACTTCATTCATTTTCAGGATGACGGTACAGGTTCACCACAGTTAGTCACGTCGCCTGAGACAGACATAGACGTTTTGCAACGAGATGATGGTGCGGGAGGTTTGTCCACAATGGCCAACAACCGCAACACGCTAAACATCATCTACCGTGATCCTGATGGCCGTACTGCTGTTCAATACACGCAAGTTGAGTATAACCCATCAAATAGCACTGCTACTGAAGAGATCCAATCTGTCAAAATACTTTTGAACAAGCCTTGGTTACCTAGATACGCGATTGATATTCCAAAAAGTATTTCCGATTTAAATGACGCTACTTTTTTCGAGTTGAATGCAGCGGGATCAATTGGTGGCGGAGGTGGTAGCGGTAGCCCGACCACAAGTGTTCAAAGATCAGTGGTCCTCACAATTGTAGCGCCTCATGTGGTCGAAGCGAACACCGGAACTCAGTTCTCTCCTAGAACCGCGGGCCAGATCGAAGAACTCTACATCATACCTGGAGTGCTTACAGAGGTAGCAGGCGGTACTTTTTCAGTAGAATTGTTCAAGGGTCCTAACCTAGCTAGTCTGGTGTCTGTGGGTGTTGTGTCTCTAGTTGGCGCTGCTAACAGTGGGGTGTTGGTACCTGGATCCCCTGTGGCGTTCTCTGCTAATGATATTTTCGTGGCAAACACTACTTTTCTAGGCACGTTCCCGATTGGAACACTTAGCAAGCGCAAAAAACTTTACTTGCATGTGAGGTTCACCTAATCATGCATGACATTAGAATCGTTGTTTATGTCAACGGCGGAGATGATATCGTGTTCGATTCGTCTCCTTTTCTAGACTCGGAAGTGTCCACGCAATCTTTGAGAGCGGACACGGTTCTCGTGTCTGAGTCAACGGTGTTGGGCGAGTATTTCAGGTTCGATCGTTTAGATTTCGTGAACTACATTGATCCTGCTTTGCCATCGACTCAGACGGGGAACACTCTCATTATCTCAAGGCTTCGAAAGTTTGGAGAGACGGCCGCTTTGCAGGGTTTCGACATCTTGAATATTCAGAAGATTGAAATCTTTCAACTCACTGAGAGCGGTGGAGTGGAAACATCCTTTCGTTTGAATAACGGGTCGTTTTCTAGCTACTCAGACACCATTCATGATAATGGCGATGATCCTGATCTTCAAATAGAGTTGCTGACTTTGAGTTTCGTGAGCAGTCCAATTGTGGTAACAGACAGTGAGAAACTAATGGGGAAACGAGCCCCTAGAGCTGTAGCGTAATGTCTTGGAATATTCTTGATCTAGTCCGCCTCCAATGACCGCGACGTTGTCCAATTTAACGGGCAACGACGTGATGTACATTGTTTGCACATCGGTTCGCTCCATTTTGAGCACGTTCTCGTCCAATACAAATGAGGCCGACGCTGTGCCGATGACCTTGGCAGTCTTTGAAGATCCCGCGCTTGGGGGTTTCGGTGAGGGCTTCAGTGGAATCTATTGGCTAGCCGCTGGCGACCTGGTGAGTGCGTCAGTTACGTTTGAGCAAATACCTTCACCTAATCACAACAATCAAGGTCGAGGAATGACCGTCTATGCTGTGGAAGGTATTTTGCAAACGGGATCTGTGCACGCGATTGATTCAGCAAACCTCATTTCAGGCACCTCATCTAGCACTAGAACCGTTGTAAAAGACGCGACTGATTTCGCAGTTAGTTGCTTGACGCTTAGTTCGCGTCTCACTCCATCCGGCTCCGCTACGATGGTGATTGACGGCAATGTTGTCAGTCCCGGTGGCGATGATGCCGTGACGCACGCAGCGGCTCACATCGTGCCGTCTGAAGCGTCGGGTCAGTTCGCTTGGACGTTCAATGGATCGTCTGCTTTTGCGGTTACGCTTGCTTCTTTTTTTGAAGCACCCGCACCTTTAGCACCTGTTATTAACGACGTAGACGGAGGAAATGAAGTTGAGCCTGACAACCTCAACTTGGCAGTCAATGGAGTTGATCTGTTCACTACAGGTATCACAGCTCTCTATGTTGCAGATAGCACTATCTTCGCGACTGCGAATAAACAGATTCAACAGATTAGTGGGGTCACTACAAGTACTCTCAACTGGGATTTCATTAATCTTGGAACCGTTGGCGAAGGCGCTCGATTCTTGTTTGTTCTATCGGACGCAGGTGGCGGATCTGAACTGATTTCTTCAGCTTTCGCCATTAATATACAGTCTCGAGACACTCATTACACATCACGCATTTACACAACCGATGGCACAACTGGCGTTGTCAACGTAGTTGTTGATGTGGAATTTGACGCGCCTTCCTTTGCAATCATTCGAGCTACAGCGAACACGGCCCTAAACACTCTTGAGTCAGGCTCTGTTTCGTGCATCTGTTTCGTGTCAGGGAACACTTCGATGGGCATGTGTGCGGGCGCACAGGTATCGCCTTTTGAGGCCTACCAGCGCAAACGATCTAACGGCATAGGCTCGCTAATCGTAATGAGTGGTGGTGACGGTGGAGCAGCCGATCTAGTCCGAGGCACTCCCGTTATGACGGACGTCGGATTGGATATCGATTTCATCGTCAATACACCGGGAGTGTTCCTTCAGATCACGATCTTTGGCGGGCTCTCAGTTCAATCAGCACTAAAGGCTGTTGAGATCAATGACGGCTCGGTTTCGGGTTTCGGGTTTGAGGCCGACGGCGTCATCGCAATGACTAATGGCTTGCCTTCCGGCAGTGTATCGGACTCCACTTTTGCCCTAACGTGCTTTGGCGTCGCGAAGAATCCAGGAGCGGCGGGTGACCAGTGGCTGATGGCTAACAATCAGCAAGACACGAATAAGAACTGTGCCCTGATTCCTGGATCGCTTCTCGCTCAAATCAGCGGATCCACGATTAATTGGATCATGTCTGTAACGAGTTTCACGGCGGACGGCATCACGTGGTCCGGAACAGACGGTGATTACGCGCATATCCTCGCTTTCAAGTTGCCTGGCATGGGATTCTTTGTCGGTGATTTCACTAAAGAATCCGGTGGCGTTAATGGCACTAGTGAACCGTTGCCTGATGTGGGCTTCGAGCCTGGACTACTTGGGATCGTGACATGCGCGCGAACTGATGACGGGCCCGCGGGCGGGGCTCTAGGTGCTCGTTGGTCTCAGGGTGCGGCCTTGCCACTCAATCAGGGCTGTAAGAGTATCAGACAGCTTCCTGCCACGTCTCCAACGTTGCCAGAGCAGCTTGTGTCCACACTCGATGCGGTAGACTGTAGCTCTGTTTCAGGATCGAGCACTCTTGTAGGTCGAATCACGACACTCGCGCAAATATCAACGATTCAATGGATAACGAATCCCGCCGCCGCGATCAAGTTCTGCATTTTCGCGGTTGAGGCGACTGAAGACATTGATGTAGCGGGCGAGTCTATCGTGGAGGACGTGGCAATGCCTTAGGGCACCCACAACCGCCCATAACGTCTCGAGCGACGCCGTGATCCTCACAAATATCCCAGTTGTCCGGGTGCTCTAGTGCGAGCTCTGTGAGTTGCTTGACGCTCATTTCGACGGTGTCAGCGTTAGCTGATTTCCAGCACATAAAAACACCATGCCAACAAGAAGCTTGTTTGCACTCAGCACAAACTGTGATCATCATGCTTTAACATACGAAAGCCCCGCCAAAGTCGAGATACCCGGGCGAGGCTTAAGAGTGTTTTTCAATGAGCGTCAGGCGTGCCCCGGGCTAACTCATCCTATCCCGAAAGGTTTCCCTTATCCCTTAGTCACGTTCCATACACTAAACGCCGCTAACTATTTACGATTTCAAAAGTTCCCTGCTAAGGTGACTTCGGTGCTTGGGGAGGGTCTCGAACCGCTCATTTCTGGGAGTAACCCCGGCGTCTTACTTTAGACGACCCGCGCAAAAAGATTAAAAGGAAGGGCGCACCGGGATTTGAACCCGGCTCATAAACACGGCTATCGAGTCCGGCCGTGAGTTCTTGCAAGAGGTTGATGTTGCCAACTTCACTGGTTTCTCCATGGTCCACCGGATCAGAGTCACTACGCCCATAAGTTTTAAGACTCTACACCATCCTTTTTAATTTTCAAGGCTTGAACGAAAGGCGCCCATTTATTGAGCCACGCTGCTGCGTCTCTTCTGTCTTGCGCGTGCAAACCCGTTTCTAGTTGCCGTCTCACGTGCGGGTACGCTTCAGTGAGTGCGGCTCTGTACTCTGGTAATGAATAGACGCCCTGATACTTTTTGACAGGCTCTGGTGGGTCTCCTTTGGCTTTAGCGCGCGGGCATGAGCAAAACGACATATTGCTTCTGATACCTTTCAATTCGGCACCACAAAACTCGCACTCGGGATCAAATCGCTCTCTTAACATGACACTGCCAAAATTAGGGGTGAACCCGAGCAACCTAATTTAGGAAGGTCGTTAGCCGTTTTGCCTGTGTCTCGTTTCTCAATTTTGCCCGCGTCCTCTCTAAATTTTTCTTCCCAAAATAAAACCGTATGCTTGCAGGCCATACACTGCATTCCGCCAGCGTCGTAGTATTGCCTTTGAAAAACAAACATTCCCGCTGTAAGTATATCGTGATGCAAGTAGGCGCCCCAATAATGCTTAGTCGTTTCTTTTGAAGAGCTCATTCTCTAGGCCCTGTGTCCTTCCAGTGATATGAGAGTTGCCGGATCCCGTTTTCTCGTACGAGTTTGCGTGAATAAGCTTTGATGCAAAACATATTGCTCTGATTCCCACCTAACAGCCAAACACGAGTGGATGTGTGATTGACGTACAAGCCCACGTGCCCTTGCCATTTATTAGGGTCGCCATTGTGCAAGACGATCAAGTTGTTAATACGAGCATCCTGCATGTCATGAACAGTGTTGCCGATCTTCATCCATGACTTCGCAGTTGCGTTATTGGATCTCTCTAACCGCGCCATGAAAGCGCAATAGTTCATCGCGCTAGAGCACCATGAGACATCCTCATTCCACTCAGGATGGCCAGTGTACTTGTGATAACGGTCGATGTCGGGGTTCGTGCCCGATCCGGGTTTCTCTTTCTCGCCGTACTGGGCGAGAGCAACTTCAAAAATTGAGGGAATGGTGTCCATGCCTCATCATACACCACGCGTAAAAAACCCCGCGATCGGGAAAAAGGAACCGATCGCGGGGGAGCATTGACTACATGGATCCGCCCGGCTTGGGTGGGCCTGGGTCAGCGGAGTGATCAGCTTACGCGCCTTTGACCTTTTGCGCAAGACAGCGTAGGGTGAGAGGCGCGACTCGTCACGCGTAAGCCAGCTTTGGTATGGACAAACGAGTTTCGATTCAGACGACTTCCCAGAGACGATGAAAGTCTTTAGCCATTCCATCTACCGAGAGCGCACATAAACCGGTGAATGCGGTTCCGTTGGAGTGGCGGCGCTATTTAGTTTTCAACACATGACCTAGTATTCAAGACAAAAAGAAACCCGGTAGTTCTCGCTACCGGGCTCTAAAATCGACCTCGCAAAAGATCAGACGGTGAACATCCAGCCCACTGTCTGTGAACATAAAACAAAGACCACCGCGACACAAGCCCTATTTTGGGTGCTCGCGGGCCGGAAGAACCGAGGGCATCAATAGGACCTCCTGAGGTAACAAGGTTGGAAAGGCACGTACGTCAGAGATCGATTCGCTCTCTCTGGCGGGAAGCGGAAATTAGCCTACTCCGCTCGTTTCATTATTAATGAAAAGCTCTAAGTTCCCGGGAAGCACGCGTGTTGGATAAATGGTGCAACGGGAACCCTTATTAATGAGGATAGTAAGGCTACACCTGTGGTCAAATTGAGATTCTCGCTGCGCGTTTCCCGCAGTTATGTCCCAATGAGGAGCTCGCTGCGCTCGCAATATTAGCCGCTTCGCTCCGCTCACGGCTAATCATTAATAAGGTTTAACAAAGAAAAAGAAAGTCTGCGCCCGATAGGGCGCGGGCTTTGCGAGCGGAGCGAGCTCACTCATACTCTTTCGCGATTCTCCATGTTGAACACAGTTGCGATCGTATGTTGAAATATGGCGAAAAGACTAGGCTGCAAATGGGAATACCTGGACGTTTCATTAGACACGAGTTCAAAGACTGATAAAAGTGTTGTTGATCAATTAAACTGGCAAGGCGCTGCGGATTGGGAACTCGTTCAGATTATAGTAGGTAATCCCTCCGTAGCATTCTTCAAGCGCCCTGTTAGTGAAGAAGCTTCAGTTGGAGAAAGAGCTGCTCAGGAGTCTGATGAGACAGATCATGAAATTTGAAGTGCTGAATAACTTGATCCCAGTGGGCACGATGCAGGTTCTGTTCAACGTAAGTGCCAGCACGCTTCGACGTTGGCGACAAGAGGAGGAGCTCCCGTATCGTATGGTAGTGGGTAATGAAAACCCCATCATCCTGTATGATTTCCAAAGCGTAGTTCAGTGGGCCGATGCTCATAGTGTTGGATTGCGCATAGATGCAGCTAGGGCGTATCACTCAGAAAGATCTAAGAAATGGGAAGCGCTATCGAAACTTTAACGGAGAAAAACGATGCATGAAACTACGGCAGCAGTTGCTGAAACAACTCGGAAGTTTATGGAGCTTCTGAGGATCCAAGAAGAGCGAGCTAAGAAAGCTGAAGACAGTTTGTCTCTGCTCAAAACGGTCAGAGAGGTTATTCTCGTGATTCATTGGCGTGAAAGGGCCCAGAGAGCCGAGGCTCAGTCTAAGTATTGGGAGGAAAACGCCAAAATAGCTACAGATGACGGTAACGCTACTGAGTTGTTGCTGATTAAGGAACAGGAACGCGAGGCCGAGCTCGAGGCGCAAGCAGATGACGTCAACGCGGCGCATGTCGAGGATGTGGAGTTGCGTTGTGCAGAAACTGATCGAGCAGACACGGCTGATCGACGCGTGGCCGAGCTCGAGGGTAAGCTAAACAAGTATCGTAATGGACTGTTAAGAAGGCTTCTCAATAACAGAACCCGAGAATTCGACAGGCTGATGGGAGATGAGGTGAAGCGTGGTCGTCGTATGGGGCTGATGAATTGTCGACTGAAAAGGCAAGTGGCCGAGCTCGAAGAGAGGTGTCTTGAAATCTCAGTTGAAGATAAAGCCCGTATGGTGAAGCAAGATGAAAGCGTGTCCGAGCTCAAGGGGAAGCTGGCTCACGCCCATGAGATGTACGTGCGAGGCCGATGCGGAAATGTGTGAGCATGGCCTGTATCCGTTGAGACAGTGTTTTGCTTGTGAGAAGTCGCGTGCGGACTGGTGCGAATCCAAAGTGGCCGAGTTCGAGACCAAGGCAGCAAACGCCAAAGCTCACGCTGGCCGACTGACTAAAAAAGCGTCTGATATCCGGGCAGAAAAAGACAGGGCAATCAAGCTCATGAATCTCACGATTGAGGAAAATATTGGACTCAGGCTCAAGGCCGCCAAGGAGCCCCGCCCCATGAGTGAGGCGCCGAAGGACGCGAACATCGTCATCATCTTCGAAGGCGAGCCAGAGTTTGTGTGTTGGGTACCACAGCCCCACATCCCCGGGTGGTACCGAAGTGCCGATAGAAATCCCATATATCCTGATACGGATCAGTGGTGGCCATCTCCTACCCCACCCGCACGCCCTTCCCCGCCGGTAGAGACCGAGGTGAAATCATGATCCCTGTTACGGTGTTCACTTACGTCCATTCTTGCCGTCCGGGGATGATCCCCGGAGAGACGGTATCTGTTAGCGCTTACACCCAGGCGGGCGGGCGGTTCGTCTCCATACAATTCGAACACGATCCCGATTGCCGTGTGATGCTCGTAGCAGCCGCACGAGAGCTCGCCCATATGCTACTCGATGCTGCGGAGTCGACCGACCATCGCGGGGAGCCGGTAGAGATTGATGAGACGGGGGTGAAATCGTGAACACTCTATATGGGATTTCGGTCTTTATATTATTCTGCTCGATGAAAGCTTGGTACGATTACGCTAAGAGCGTCCGTGAATCGGAGTATTCAGAAGCGTGTAGATTACGCGTTGCTAAGTACGAGCGTTGGCGAAAGATTGAGTGTGACGAAATCGTGTTGAGAACTATTGATCTTTACGAGCGCGAGGGGTGGGATCTAGAGTTTGATGCGTTGTTTGATAAGCGTATGGAAAGTTTGAGGGGCTAATGAGATTAATGAATGATCTTTTGTTTGAGAATCTTGATAAATCACAAACCGAGGTAGTTAGCCAAATTGGTGCGGGGAACGATAAGAATCATCCAATTTTAGTCATCGCGGATTTGATAACTCTAGGTTATATCGAAGCGACAAGCGATGGAGGGTATCAGATGCGGATTTTTGCGCACATTCGCTGGTGTGACTGGTGTGCGAAGAATTTCCCGGACCCTTACTAACAGGAGAATCCACAATGAAAGTTTTAGATCATGGTTATTTAAGTTGCGTTACTGTATGGGGTTCGGACGAGATGATCATCGAATCAGCTCGTATGAGCACTGCCGGTGGTTTCGTTTCATGGGAGCCTTATCAGGGTCATCCGAACGGCGATCTGGGATTGCTTCGCTACTTATGGAAAAATAAACATTTCACACCGTTTGAGATGTGTGGATTAACGGTCGAGGTGAAAGCGCCGATCCTGGTATTCCGGCAATGGCATCGGCATCGAACGCAAAGCTACAACGAAATGTCAGCGCGCTATGTGCCGATTCCTGATGAGCATTATGTTCCTGATATTTCGCGGTGTCGTCCGGCGGTGTCGAGTAACAGACAAGCCCGGGGATCGACGGACCGATGCCCAAGTTCGAGTGAGGTGAAGAAGTGGCGTGATGATGTGCGGGCGTCTTATTGTCAAGCGGAAGCGGTGTATCAGCGCGGGCTCGAGCTGGGCGTGCCGAAGGAAGTCGCGCGGGTCACAATGCCCGTGGGGAGGTATTCGAAGATGCGAGCGAGTGCGAATCTTCGAAATTGGCTAGGTTTTCAATCGTTGCGACTCGATTCGCATGCGCAGTATGAGATCCGGGTTTATGCCGAGGCGCTCGATCTGATGATCGAAGAGCACTTCCCGCGCACGTGGTCACTATTTCGGGAAAGTAAATCCACAGCGGAGTAGCGAGAGGAGAATAAATGACTGGTCTCGAGACGATGAAATTGCCAGAGCTGCGCAAACTCGCGGCCGAAGTCGCGGCCGAGGTTCTCTTGAGGGAATCGGCGCGAACTGGGAACACGAATCAACAATCCCTCTATCATGAATGGTATTTCGCTGTTCGTAATGTGATGAAAGAGGATCACCATCAGACTTTACCGCCTCTCGCGGTGTTCTCGCGTACTGGGTTGCACAACATTTTTAAGACAGCTCTACCGTCTTGCGAGAGATTGGTCAGCGAATTCCAAAAACATAAAGGACCCGTATTGAGAAAGTATCAGGATCAAAACGCCCGCATCGTAATCCTGAGAGCGCTGATGGTCTGGATCGAAAAACGAGATTTGGAGATATCGTTGCGAGTCGTATGTTGCAACAGGCGGCGATAGCCTCACAGTTCCCGGGCTACATTAAAAACGGGCTTTTGCACCTACTTCTCAAATGAGTTTTGGACAATTCGAGCAGGAGTCACTTCTCACCATCATAGCGTTTGATGAGTCGCCAGGCGGTAGCATTGTCGCTATTGATCTATTACCGCCTGAAGTCTTTACGACGCTTCACCGTCGCATTTTCAGAGAGCTCAAGTCATTTCTTGACCGGTTTAAAACGCCGCCTGGATCGCACTTCGCCGACATTATTGATGACCTGAAAGACAAGCATGAGGACGATGCTGATCACTATGCCGAGGTCTTTAGCTCGATGCAGGCGTCATGGGAGGGCGGGAAGCTCAACCGCGATTTCGTGTTCGCGCGCGCGAGATTGTACGGACGCTCTCAGCGGCTCCTACAGGGCGCTACCGAGTGCGTCCGAGAGCTACAGCGGGCTATCTCGGAAGAATCGTGTGACGCGGCCGAGAGACACCTTACTGTGTCGATGCAGAACAACTTTGAGGTCATGGATCTGGGGACG